GGTGGGCTCGGGGGGAGGGGGTGGGGTTGCTTCCCATCGGTCACAATAACCCGTGGCGATGATGGGTTCTGGCTCATAACACTCGACAATAAAACAGCCATCATTTAAGAACCAACGACAATTGGCGCATGCTTTTCCGCGCGTTGTCGACAGGGGAATATAATTCACTTCGCTCTGCTCGAGCATCCCTGAAAACGCTTTTTTGGTTGTCTTATTTTCGCTCACATTAACCTCTATTCCAGAATACAAAAAGCGCTTATTTCTAAGCGCTGCCCCGACAGCTATACTCTTTTCCCGAAAAGAGGTCTGTTTTTAGTATGCCTTAATTCTCAGTTCATTGTCAAATGATGTTACCAATTGCCCCGCGCCTTATCGGTTGTCTTTTTCAGGTAGTGTGAACAATTGGGCTCGAATGTCCCGCACTCAAAATTATGATGGTCAACGCCTGGGCGCAGTTCCTTTTTAACCCAATCCTTCATGCGGTGCACCTGCCCTTTAAGGCGCTGGCAGTCTTTACAGGTCTTTTCCCCGTCATCGCCCTCGAATGAGTACATCCCATTCTTATCCGCACTGGCCAATCCCCCATAGTAGAAACGGTTGAGCGTGGATGCCCATAAAGGCGCGCGCGATTCTGGCGTCCCCTTCATGCCTGCCTCGCTGTAAACCTCTTTTCCAAGGTCGGTCACATAGGTGGAATCCCACACGTTATAATCGGCAATCAGACGCAAATCATCCTCATCCAATTCGTCGGGATCGACGCCCCCATCCTCGAGCCCGTCCTGATAGGCGGGTTTCCCAAAGCGCACAATCACGCCTCTGATGCGTGAGCCGAAAACCGATTGACTAATCGAACGCGCTACCCCGTCCTGCATGACCGCTTTAATCTCGCTGATGTATGCGCCCATCGTGGCATCAATATCTTTTGTGGCCACTGGACCGATAGGGACATCGGTTGTTACCACATCGTTTTGAGAATTGGAGGTGAGTTGATCCGTCACGGGCGCGCCTGTGCTCTCGAGTTGGACCGCGTCCCCTGCGACCAGGATTTGATTGGGCTCTTTAGGATCAGCGTCAAACAGTCGGATTTGCCCCGTCGCATCCATGAGCACATCGGCAAAGGCTGGTACTTGATCCGCTACTAACTGACGTTTTTCGTCATTATTCATATAGGACGCGGTATTGGCGATGTCATTCCACGCCTTGGCGGTGTTGGCTATCTGTAAATCAGCCTGCGCGTTAGGGGCTTTATACTTCCACTCGAGTGAGCGCGGCATGACCGAATTCCAGCAGCGCTCGAGCCGCGTGAGTAAGTAACCCGGTCCTTTACTCTCACTCTTTTGCTCGAGGATTTTAGACTGCTCCCCACTGCCCATAGCGCTAGATTGGAGCGGCCAAATATCTTGGGGGTCTAATTGCAAGGTGAGCGCGAGTAGATTGACATGCACCCGCATGTATTTCTCATAATCAAAATCGGCGGGGACTGTGGCCATAGGGACAAATGTCACCGTGGCGGGGTTGTTTGGATCTTTGGAGGATAAGGCAAGAGGCGCGCGGTAAACGTTCTGCCCATCCCGCCTGCGCGCAAGCTCGAATTGCTGCATAGCGGTTTCAACCTCATCCGGTTTGACATTATTAAAAATGACAATTCCAGGCGGGGGCAAATCGTTTAACAATTCATTCTGATGACGTCCCAATAAGATTTGGGCATTGGCCACAGTCATGGCGTCGTATAGCGCGCTCTTGCCCATCCCGAATAACAGCGTGTTAGGAGATGGGGATTCGGCCAAATGGATGACGCGCGTATAGTGCATTTTGTGGAGCGCCCCGCCCCACTCGCTCCTATAGAGATAAGGGAATTCCCGATTGCCCGTATAAACCACCCGCAGCGCGTCCAAATGATTAATGCCCAGGATGGCTGCGCCTTCACGGAGGGGGGTTGATGGATCACCGTAGCTTACAATCTCAGCAAACGCGCCACGGTTGAGCGTGAAATAATCATCTAAGAATTTGGAGAGCATGAAATCATAGCCCTCGCCAAAATCCGCCTCACTGAAAATATCCTGCCATTTAAAGGTGAGGTTGCGCCCACCGCTTATTTCGTAAGGCGTCCCGAGGATCTTTTGTTTGGCAATCTTAATAGCCCCACCCCATAGCGCGTTTTGCTGCGTGTAGTGCATCACTCTTAACGCCACATCGCACTCATAAGATCCCCACGGTGGAAGCATTTCGGGCGCGGATGGCCAAAGGAAACCGAGCGCGTCCCCCATAAAACCGCCCCACGTAGTAGGACTGAATTGACGGACGCTCATTTTTTCGTTTTGGACAATCGCCTGGGCTTCTGCGCTATCCGCTTTTAAGACGATTGATTGGGCTTCTGCATCGGCCATAATTTTCACCTATGATCTGGAATAGTCTCAACCTCGAGCGCTCGAGCATCCACGAATTGAGCGACTTGTATCCACGCCTCTTTTTGGACACTGCTTAAATGATCCCAATCCCACTTGACCGCCTTTAAGCCAATCGCCTCAACATAAAGCGCGTATAACTGTTTGGCCAGCGCCTCACTGTTCATGGGCTTGGAATGGGCGAGATATTAATCTGTACGACGCCTACATATGTGGCGGTGGGATTGACCGCGCTCACGCTCACCTTAACGGTGCAAATCCCTGCCGATACCAGCGTGAATCGCCCTAAACAAGCATCGTTTGGGATGCCATCAGCACTCCCTTGATCCGATGTGACCAGCGCACCAGAGGCCAGGTCAAAGGTTGCCAACGCAGGCGTTTGGGATGTCCACGCGATGGATGCGCCCGTTAAGGTTTGCCCCGCAAAACTCTTGAGCAGGGACAAAAACGAATAGCGGACGGGGAGCGACTCCCCCACAAACCCATTAATATTTTGAATATTCACCCGCCCACCGCCTTACTTTTTATCTCAGTATAGAGGATAAATAACTAATGGTAAATTATTGCCAATTGGCCACGGATAAAAATTACACTCATAGCCCTTGCATCTGCGCCCATCGTAAAAACGCGATTTGCGTAGATTAGCCCGAGTTTACTCGTGCTTACCCCCACCCCTATGGAACGCGCGTCAAATGCCATCCTGAGTTGATTTGAGCCCATTATGAACGCGAGTGCTTCCCGCTCAAATAAGACATTCAAATCCCGTTCAATTGTGACATCAATCCCATCGGTATCGGTACTTGGTGGGGGTGCACTTCCAAACCAGTACACCCCGAGAGTCATAGCGCGGTCTACATCGCTAATTACCCCATCCGGAATCGGCGTGATGCCAAATGGGGTACTGCTCGACGCCTCACGCTGCTTGAGCGTCGTGATAGGCATTACGACCACTCATTTTCAGTAAAGGTTGTCCCATCGTCACTAATGGCGCTCGTGCCGATTGAGCCCGAGTCAGCATCATTCCGCAGGGTTTTGACTACCCCATTATTCGTCTTTTTGTTGCGCAGGAACGTGTATATAAATCCGATCTTTGCCGCGAGTGTTGTGCTGGCTGCGGGGATGCTTCCAGGCTCAGTATAAACATCGGTGGAGAGCCCTGCGACCACTTGAGATTTGACCTGTGCTGCGCTCAAGTTATTCAGCGCTGCCACCGCATTACCCACCGCTGTGACATTCCCCTCAGATGCGGGGGATGCGGGGAGGTTCGTGGTTTTGGCATTGATGGCTGTAATGGTTGCATTGTCGGGCGCGGTATAAACGAAAGTCGCCATACGGCTTGAAACATCCGCATCCAAATGGGCTTGCCGGACGGGTGTTACCCCCGCATCCACTAGCGCTGTATCGGCTTCTGTATTGACCTGCGCTGCGCTCAAGTCATTCAAACCAGTGAGCCCCGTCCCTTTGGCCAAAACAATGTTTGCCCCTGATGTTAGGGTACGGGTTGCATTAGCCCAAATTGCGGCCAGGATGCCGTTTAGAACGTCTAAATAACCCGCGCGCGTAGTCGTATAGCCTTGCGATGTCAAAGCGCTTTGGGCGGCTGTAGACACATCAGAGGTGCTCACATCGTTTAAGCCTGTAAGCCCAACGCCTTTGGCTAGAACAATATTAGTCCCCGCCGTTAGCGTCCGTGTGACGTTCGCCCATACTGCGGCCACAAGCCCGTTGAGCGTGTCCAGATATCCTGCTCGAGTGGTTGTATACCCCTGTGAAGTAAGCGCGCTTTGCACCCCCGTCCCATCCAACGTTGAGCGCGTACTAATCTTTGCATCCACATTATTGCCGATGATGTAACCCGCCTGTCCTGCGGTATAAGCGCCTGGGAGGGGTGTAATCCATGGGTCGCCCGCGCCCCCTGCCGCGTTGAGCGCTGCGCCTGTACTGCCTGCGGTCAAATGTCCGGCTAGAACCTCATCCCAGGTTGCATCGCCAATTTGGTCGGTAGCGTCTAAGCCCTCAATTTTGCTCACATCCACCCGACCGCTGCCATCGATTGCCAATAGGTTAAAGTTGGTCGGCGTGCCGGATATGCTGGCTGCATCGTTGCGCTGAATGACGTTCCAGGCATAGCTGCGTCCGGTGCCAAACGTTTGCTTGATCGAAAAGCGGACCGCGTTGGTATCAGTGAGTGAATTGGCCATCCACTCTGAAATAGAGATTTGAGCAAAATCAGGTTGCACCCCATAGAAAGCGTAAAACCACACAGGACGGGTTGTACCGCCTGTAATGGTCATTTCATATGCGCGAATTTCCAGGATGTCCCCTGCGGCCATATTCGACAAATCAAGTTTGAGTTGAAAGTCCCCCACCGCATTGGGGGAGGATAGAAAATGTTCGGTGCCGATGGATGCAGTTTGCGTCCCACTCGCATAAGTAACGTTTGTCATTTAAACTGCTGTGCCTCCCTGACGCAAGCCGATCATAGGTAATACACCTGATGCGATAGTTGCTGGGGTGATGGTTGCTGGTAATGGAAATGCGCTGGCCATCTGGAGCATCCCACTACGGTTTGCGGTAGGAGTCGCCAGGGTAATACTCACAAAAGGGGATATGGTGCTGCAAGCAAGCGCTAAATAGAAATCCCCAGGACCGATAATCGTATCGGTGATATCAATCCACTGAGCGACGCTTACCCCCGCTTGGGCGGTAGAGCCTGATGACACAATACGCGTGAAATTAGAATCATAAATTCCTAAATCGATATTGCCAGCAGGAACAGCGCCATTAGCCAATCCTAATTTGGTCACCAAAATGGGCTCTGCTAAATGAAAGGGAATTAAGTAAGCGCGGTTTGCTGTCGCATTAGAGCCGCCGATAGTCGTTAAGCTAATAGGAGCAACAGCAATCCCAATCGCATCGGGTGAGACTGAGCAAATCGTGGGGAGTGCTGGCATAACCTGATTTGGCCATTCGTAATACATATCACATCACGCTCTGCGCTAATAAACCACATTGGGGGAAATAAGCATCTACAAATGTTCCAAAAGTCGCATTGGCTGGTAATCCAAATCCACCAGGGGTTTCAGTGAGACAACCCATTAATTGAAGTACCCCTAAAGGAATCGCTGCACGAGAAAATGCACCCGTGGTATTGCTGAGCGTCAGCCCCAAATAAAAAACCCCGCGCCCGAGCAAGGTATCGGTAATATTGAACAATTGCCGCACGTTGATACTGGCATGCGCCGTTGATCCGCTCGAGACAATTTTAGTCCCATCCCTCGAATAGATACCGATGTCAACATTTCCTGATACTGCTGCGCCATTGACCACATACAATTGCAAAACTTTAACGGGGGTTGGGATGCGGAAGGGGATATAAAGCACTTTATTAGCGGTGGGGAATACAGCAGAGCCAAGGGTTTGAATCCCAACACCGGACGCGCCATAATAGCCGCTCGTATCGATGATGAAATTATTTAATGGGCTGCTCTCACGCGATGGAAACATAAACCCTCACTTCTAACCATTCATCCCATGATAACACTGTTTAAAGGTTGTAGTACAGCGCCCGATCATTGGCCATGGAGAGCGCCACGCAGGCATCAATCTTTTTTGTGGCCACCCGTTTGACGATGCGGCATGTATTATTCTCGGTGGGCTTGCGGTCGGCATTTTGGATATGCTCGGCCAATTGCGATTGCCCCGTGTGCTGTATGTTTCGATCCCGAATGGTATCGTATAACATTTTATCGGCGGTCAACCTTGGCGCGCCTTGCGAGAATTCCCGCCAATAAGCCAACCCACCCAGGCGCTGGCTCATGCTGGCCAATTGGTAGGGATCATAAGCCACTTCAATGACGTTGTATTCTTTGATCAAGCGCTTGAGCTCATCTTCTACTTGATCAAAATTAATCTGCTCCCCGTCCTGCGGCGTCCAAATTTGAACGTGTCTCACTTCCACTTTGCCGCGCGTCGTGGATACCATGACCAGCGCAAAGCAATCATTTTCTACTGCGGCATCCAAAGCGATGATGACACCGCGCCGCCCTAGGTCGGTTAGAGCGCTCACCTTGCAAGCGTCCCACCACTCGGACGGAATAAACACTTCGGTTGAATCTGCCCATTGATTATCGTGCATCCTGCGGTATTCGCTCGGGAGTAATTGCCCCGCCTCCTGCGCATAATACTCGGGCGTTTGCCACGGGAAATGATGCTGCGTTACCCACACGGTGAGCATCCGCGCAGCAGGGTTGACATAGAATTCGTAGGGCTGATTGGGGATGCGCGTCCCATTCTTCACCCCTGTCTCGTATAGTTGTTCAAGGATGGGAGATTCGCCACTAATCCCCGCATAGGTATCGATCCAACGCTGGCTTCTGCCGAAGCGATTGGGGGAGATTGTCATCTCGCTCCACATTCTTTGGTGTGCCTTACTTTTCCATCCCCATAATTCGCTAAATACAACCATATCATCGTTGCCGCCTGCCTCACCGGACGGGTCAATAGATACACTTTCAACACGCGCATTATTGGGGTAGGTGATTTTGTAACCAGATGGATTAATGACAATCCCCCCGCGCTTGCCTTTGCGCTGTCCAATCTTAATTGCTTCACGCAGATAGTAACCAACGCGGCTATCGGCCTGTTTTAGATCATTGGCCACTAACTTCACTGAACCATTAGGCGTATGCTCAGCAATATAATCGGCCACAGATGCAACGACACTCGACTTGGCTGACTTCTTAGGCCATGACCAAAGAACAGTGTCATATATAAAGTTACCATTGGTGTCACGTCGCAAGGCTTCTCTCAATGCGTACAATTGACAATCAAAAAACGACATCAGATTACCCGTGTCGTACAAGTAAAAGTTTTCTTCAATCCACTCTATAGGATCAGGCGGTTGTACATCGTGAGAATACAAGACGCTAGAAACTAGGCGTCTCGCTTTTTCAGCCTGAATCGCTTGATACGCCTGCGGTGATAAATAATTCTTGAGCAATTTCATACCCCAAATCTTCTAAAACCTGTTCAGGCGAAACCTTTCCCTCTTTCAGTAAAGCAATGATTTCACTGCGCCAATCTTCAACCTTAATAGTATTCGTCAAATCGTGATATTTGGCTAAGGTTTGAAGCGCTGCTAGTCGGTCATACATTTCGATTTCAGTTTCAATAATCTCTTTTTCACTACCGTCTTTGTCGGTGATTGTTGTCACTTTGGTTTTATAACGTTTAATCAGGTGTGATTTGCCGCGCCTCTTAGCCTCTCCAATGTCAATCCCGCCAAATGCGTTTAATGCATCTGTAATATCATCACGTGCAATGTCAGTCAATTGGCTTAGCACCTCATTCGCTGGCATAGCAAATTGATCAAGTCGCTCGCCTATTGCGCGTGAAATGTTAAGTTTCCTTAAGTTTTGACTGGCAATAACAGCCAATGTCGCATCATCTCCGTCATATTGGGCGCGACGGGCCGCCTCTGTACCGTTTAAGCAAATTACATATTCATCAATAAATCGTTTTTGCTTGGCAGTTAATCGGTCATTCGACATTAGAAATTTTCCTATAGATCGGTCTATCCTTATCACACACAATACCATTTCTAATCCATCGTGACAATGTTACTTGCGGGATGCCGGTTGCTTTTGAACATTTGGAAATACTTCTATAAACAACCCCGTTCCATGTACATTGCGTTCTTTGTGGCATATCAGAATCGCACGTGTACCCATTTCGGACGCGAAACTTCATTGCCCCCTGCGATATTCCAAGTGCAGTTGCAGCAATCTTTTGACTTCTGTACAGAATACCATTCCAAACACATGGATTACCGCGCTGATCATCCTCATCGGGGATGTCATCGCTGCACAAATATCCACGGTTGAAATATTCGGATAACGTAGATGTACTAATTCCCAAATCAAATGCTGCCGCGCTTAAACTGGAATAGCGGTTCCCATTCCATTCACACGGCTTGCCAAGATAAGATAAATCACCACCGATTGACTTATTAAATCCATTGTGAAAACTGTCGTATTGATTTATCCAATAACGCTCTCGATCATTAATGACACAAGGATCAATATCAGACTCAATAATCATTGTATGAAAAGCCAAATCCCCAAATTGGTTGAAGGCGTTTTGTAGATGTTGATTGTAGTGCTGATTCAATTTAAGCAATCTGAAATGTTCGTAGATGCGTTTTTGGGGGTTGCAGGTTTGCCCGATATACGACTTTTGCGAGGGGGTACATATAATGCGATAAATGCAGCGTGTGTTATACTGAGAAGTAGACATTGAAATTATCCTTTCATGTCTCGTCACCCGACTATTTACGTAGTGCGGGTGTTCCTTTTATGAACTTAATTATATCATATACCCCTCAATTGACGGGTTCTATTGGATAAGATTTATTTGATTATAAACAGAATATATGAGAACGTCAAAGGCGTGGACACGCGCCACGCCTTTGGAATTTGTACCACTGGGCGACTCTTGTTATTGAGTGGGAAGTAAGTCAAAGAGTGATGGCAGGTTAGCTACCTGCTCGGCTTCCTTCAGAAACTTAACAGCGGTCTTGAAGTAACTTTCCTTAAGCTCAATCCCGGATGCCTTACGCCCCATTTTGATGGCTGTCACCAGTTCAGATCCAACCCCCGCAAATGGACTGAATACCGTTTCGCCTTTATTACTCCACAAGTCCACACAACGTTCAATAACTCCCAATTGAAGTGGGCAGATGTGGCGCTCGTCCTCGCCATTTCGCCCTAACTTAAAGTTGAGCACGTCGGTTTGATCGATATCCATCCATACTGGAGAGGCGTAACGCTGCCAGACAGCAATCGAGTAATCACGCTGGTTAGTCATATGTACTGGAGGCGGTTCAGTGCCGATATAATCCCCTACTTCTCGTTTCTGTACGACCGGAACGCCACCCTCTAACGGGTACTTACGAAACACGACTAAATAATCAGGCATTCCCTGACGGCAGGCTTCCGCCATACTTGCAAAATTCTTATGTAACAGCCCGTGATTTTTCGTGCGTTGCATTTCGATAACCGGATCTTTCCAGATAGTCACACGGCTATGATACTGCCAACCTTTTGACTCAAATGCCTTAATCACACGGCCCGGAAAATCTACTAATCCCGCCGCGCCGTCACGGTTCATATAACTAGGTAAGTCCTTGCAATGCACAACACACAAGCGCCCCGGCATCGTCGTGCGATAGAGTTCTTCGATCAAGAATTCGTAATGCTTGAAGAATTCCTCATCATCGTTCGAGTTGCCCATGTCGGCTTCGCTATCGCTGTAAATGTACAAATTACTAAAAGGCGGAGAGTGAATCCCTAAGTGGATGCTATTATCGGGTATCTTCTTAATCTGCTCCACACAGTCGCCTAAGTAGAGCTGCCAGCTATCGCCCTGGGCTAACTTCTCATCTGGAACAGTCAATACAAGTTTTTTGGTATCTCGAAACAGGCCGTGTGTCTTAACTGCTTTGCTCATGGCGACTTGCATCTCCTTAAATTGTTCCTGTTTATGATTGAGGATAGTCATAATATTGCCTTCGGTTTCGGCATAAATCGCATACACGTTCACCGGATTTGTTTGCCCGAACCGCCATGAGCGCCGAATAGCCTGGTAAAACTTTTCAAACGAGTAACTGACACCCACGAGGATCTGATTAGCGCAGTGTTGATAATTCAGGCCGAATCCTGCGATTGATGGCTTGCTAATTAGGATACTAAACTCATTGGAAGCAAAGCTGAGTAACTTGGCTTCCTTGTCTTTAGTGCCACCGCGCACCTCGACAGCTTCGGGAAGTTCCTCAACCAGCGCATCAGCTTCATAGTCAGTATCGCACCAGATGAGAATGGGCTCATTAGTCGGAATAGTGGCTACAATGCGCTTAACCTCATTGATCCTATCTGCCAGCGATTCGCGCTTGACCTTGTGCATACCAGTTGAGGATGGACTGTCATCCGGCATTAAACGCCCTTCAGCCCATGCCCTATCAATACTGGCCTGTGCAGCCGCCAGTCTGACTTCAATAACATTCAGCGGTGGCAACACGAAGTCCGGTTCGTCATATTCATCACCTATATCTTTAGGCATCGATAGACAAACTGCCCAACTCGTCAACCAACGCCAAAAGTCACTTGCCGCGTGTTTTTTGAGGCGATAATTACCCGCTTCCATCGCGTCATTGATAAACCAGCGGCTTATCATTTCATTGGCAGGCATCACATCCAAGAATGCTGCATGGTTGCCTAGCTCCAGATGATCATTCGGTGCCGGTGTTGCTGTACAGCACAGCTTATACGACGTAGACTGAAAGGCTTCAAATAGCGCTTGTTTGGTCTTACCCATGAATGCCTTCAAAATACTGCTCTCGTCGAGTACTACGCCGTGAAATTGGGTTGTATCGAATAAATGCAACCGATCATAATTTGATATGACTAGATCCGTATCAACTTCTGATTGATCCAGAACATACTTCAAATTGACGCCTAACTTCTTGGCTTCTAAAACGGTTTGCCCTGCCACTGCTAATGGCGCTAGGATGATCACCTTACCGCCCGTTTGCCTGGCAACTAGACGCGCCCACTCAATCTGCTGAAAGGTCTTGCCTAATCCGCATTCCTCAAACAGCGCAGCCTTACCTAACCGCAGCGCCCAACGTACACATGCGTTCTGGAATTTGAAAAGCATCGGATTAATGTCCGAATCCTCTACTTCAAAACCACTCAATTGCACGTTTGCCAATTTGGATTGTAGGAATTCTTGATACTCTGCATTCATGGGTTACTCCTTTGATTTACAACTCATTACTGAGTATAGCATAAGATTATTTATATTGCAATTGAGACTTTTAGGATTTTATACAGGCATCATCCAGCGCGCGATTTCATATTTGACCATTTTGGCAAAATGCGGGTCATCGATCCCCGCCTTTACTTTTTGCCAGTATCCATCAAAATCAAACCCACTGAGCGCCGCAGCCACGTTGAGCGCGCGTCCTTTTTCGCACTCGAGTGTATCCAAGCGCCCGTTGCTTTTAATGTGGGTCAAGTCCCACCAATTGGGCTCTTGCTTTTCATGCCACATCCGAAAAGTGGGGTTGTAAAGATGAGAACGGACCACGGCCAATTGCCCCACCTGTGTTCCGAGGATACGTAAAGTCACCCCATCCACTTCGTATACAACCATAACTTGATCATTTCGCTCCATCATTCATCGCTCCTTTTAGTCGTGTAATTACTACTTTTCGTGACCTATCCGTTATTCGCTCCAATCCCAATCGGGATGTAGTTTTTTCATCAGCTTTACAACTATGGGGTTATCAAAATATCGACTATCAGATTGGCAGTCCCAATCTTGTTCCTCTAATGCGTTTGCAAGCACCCCCATGATCGTGCTTTTTTCATCATCAGTTAGTTTGCTTGGAAGCACTAGCTTTCCAATCGCATCGAAAATATCAGTAGCGCTACACCATCCCATTTATTGATCCTCCTGCTTAATCCATTCGCTGTATGATAACGGGTTGCCTTCGTCGTTAAAGACATCGTAGTAAATGACATACATAAAATACTCGTGGTGAGTATTCCGCCAAAATCGCCGCCAATACTTTCGCAGTTTGTTTATCATGGCATTACTCCCTGATAACGGTCCTTATCGTGATTGATCAATCTTGATCCAATTTAACAAAGGTTGGCAAATCGCGCCCATTCTCATGGCGTCGCTCGAGCATTTCATAGGTGTATGGAAGTCGGATGGGATAATTCACGCGCTTGGTTGTGGCCATGACATCATCCAAAACCGATTCCACTTCCCCGACATCAAACCCTTTTTGAAGGGGTACGGATTCGCGTTTGGTGGGCTTCTGACGCGATTCCAGCACAGGCAGCGTGGAAACATAGGTGCGCCGCGCTAAAATCGGAAATTCGGCTTTTTTGGCTTTTTCCCATTTAACTTTCATGACGCGCTCCAATCTCTACATAAGGGGTTTCAGGTAGGGACGCCACGTACTGACGCCAGCGCCAGAGGTCATCGATTTGCTTCTGGCTCAATTCGGGGAATTGAACCGCGCTCAAAACAAACCTGGGAGCTTCTGTCTCGCCCCCCTCCCCTGCCCCAAATATCTTTTCCCACTCAGCGTCCAATTTGGTTGTCCCGTAGTACTTCATATGATTTCCTCCGGTCCGTGATAATAATTGCGCAGCACATCCCCGCGCATCGGTATGAAGTGAGCCATATCCATCAACACCGCCACGGTACGCTCGCCCCACTGTCGATTGAGTTCCTCTTCATTGGCATTACAAGTAAAGACAGTAGGCAGCCAATTAGCTTTACGGAAGCGCACCACCTTTTCAATCGTTTCCTTGCGCCATGAGCTCACAATCTCGAGGTTGAATTCGTCAAGGATAAGGCACTCGGCGTTCATAATCGAATTGATGCTGTCCCACTGTGAGCCCTTGCGCTCGGTGGGGTTATCGGATCGGTCAAACCCTTCCTTGAGTGTGTCCAGGAAGTCCTGAGTACGAATATAGGTCACAGGCCAATTCCGGCGCATCCGTTCATTAACGATGGCCGCAGCCAGCGACGTTTTACCCACGCCAGGCGGTCCTTGAAGCACAATCGAATTACGCTCGACATTTTGCGCAGGGTTGGTTTTGCCAAGCGCCTTATACACATCAGCCAGGCTTACCCAACATTCTTTTGAACCACTGAATAATTGGCAGGCGTGGTAGGCTTTCATCTTTTGCAAACGTTGGGCGTCGGTCAATTCCATGAATGTCCCAAAATTGAGCTTTTGATACTCGCGGGGTAATTGCGCCTTAATGAACCGCGCTTGTATTTCCTGGTTGGCTCGATCCCGCCCCGCCTGGCAGGATTCGCACGGAAACATCTTTCCAAAGCGGCTGTCGTTCACATCCACGTCATAACGAATATACCCCACCCCACGACAGACACTACATAACTTCTGTTTGGTTTCGGACGCCTCAATAATTTTGGGCGTAAGCTCCCCTTTATTGATAAGGTCTTTCATCCACTCTGGCAGGAGGTCTAATTCCTCCTGATGTCGCTCGAGGATTTCTTCAATGCTGCTGCCTAGTTTCATAATCGCTCCCCTTTCAATCGTGCTTAATCAAGGATTTGAAGGCTGGTTTGTTAGTACCTGATTTCTTAGTTGCCCACTTGCGCCAATTCTCAACGAATTTCACGAAGTCTAGCGGTGGGGTTGAATCCTTTGGCCAATCGCTGAAAAATTGTTCAATGTGCTGCACACTGGCAGGATGGTTTATAAGCCCCACGTCGCGCATCCCTTTTCCTGAATAAGTCCCCTTGAGCCAATTGGCTATCATGGCGATACGTCCGCCCTTCCCGTTAATCTCATCGGGGTTCATTCCATGGCCGCGTGCAACTGCATCAAAGATCAAATCAGGCTCACGGGGTTTCGAGGGTTTCGTGACTGGTGCGACAGCGCCAGAAGTATTAATAGGAGTCTCTGTTGTAGTCTCTGTTGTAGTCTCTGAATAACCATCGGATGATTTTGATACGTTGGATGGGATCATTTTGATACCATCAACCATCGTATCATTTTGATCCGTTGGGATATCCAATAAATGAAGATTAGCGCGGTAGTGATTCCAACGTTCATAATCGATGGTATACCACTTACGACGGTCCGATTTATTCTTGACCGATTGGCGCGTAATAATGAGATTGTCTTTTCCAAGCTCAATGAAAATGCGCTTGAGTGTAATCGTCGTCAACCAGCAAAAGTATCCCTCTTGCCACTCGCTATAGGTGTTATAAACCCACCAGCGACCATCAATGAAAACATATTCATTTTTGGCAGTTTTTTGATTGCACAATAGAAAGTGCAATTGCTGAAATACAATTGCCTTATTGACTCCCATCGCCACGGCCAGCGAGGGGTAAACTAATAAGGGATACTCATCCATCAATGCGGGTATGCGTGGATTAGTCATATTGCACCAAGATAAAATAGATAGGGTTTCCGAAATGAGGTACTTCGGACAAACAAATTAAATCCTGTTTACTTAATGAATTGAATGCACCAACTCTTTCCTTTTCAGATAAGCAAGAATGTTTCAGTAAAGCATCTTGCGATTCTTCAAAAGTGAAATTCTCAGCACATGAATCAGATATGATTATTAGTGCTAGTTGATCGATTGGATCAAGTGATTTTTGATCTAACGCAAATGCTGTTGTTCTGCTGCTCATAAAATCCTCCAAATAAAAAAGCCTATTGCGGGTATCCCAAACCTCTCCGACAAGAGATTCGGAAGCCCCGCAAAGGGCTTTTTAGATCATATAACACTGTGTCGGCAGTGTGCTTTTGACTGCCCTTATTCTAAGGCATCTTACCCCGAAAGTAAAGAACAAATTTTATGTGGTTTCCTCTACTGCGAAATCTTCACGGCGATAGAAAAAGGGTCGCGGTGGATTGTTCGAGACCACCAGCGTCCGAGCGCCCTTGGCCACGCGCTCCAAAAATCCCGCGTTGATCAATTGCTCAATTAAGGGGTGAATATTGCCCACGTCCTTTGACTGCCAGCCCACCCCCACCGCAATTTCAGCCATCGTGGGGCTGATTAGATTCTCGTCCCGGTACGACTTCACAAAATCCAAAATCGCTTGCATCCGAATCAAGGTTTTATCCCGTCGATCTGTCATGTTTTGATCCTCATTAGATAACACTTAGACTATTCTATAACAAACTTTATGCTAAGTCAAATGATTTGACGAAACATAATAATCGTTGTATCTTTGATGTATTGCGGTTTGTGGTTACTCCGCGATGGCTAAACTTGACTCGGGATTAGGGCGCTGTTGGTAATCAGGCAGCGCCCTAGTCTTTGGGGACTAACTTTGAAATTAACATTTTGAATGTTGCGGGATTGGATGGGGCTTAATGCCCTGAACGGATCGGGAGTGCATGTGCACTCCCTTTATTTTGACAGGTATTCAATTTTAAGCTACAGTGTGTGGGGTGTCTTGGCAGACACTTTCCTTACTTAAAGCAAAACGCGTCCATTCGCTCCGGACGCGTTTTGATTCTCGCTCTTATTCCTCATCGCCCCATACAGTCAATCTAAGATGTAATTTGCCGTTGGTAAGCATTTTAAACTCATCAGGGGTAAGACTACTGGTCACCTCCAAATAAACGCTCCTGCCCCGCTTTACGTGCGATACCGCCCCCTTTGCGCTAATGATCTTAATCCCCGCCCCTTTTTGTAAATACTCTTGATGCCTCTTACGACTCTCTACGGTCCGCGCTAAAACATCCTCCCGCACTTTTTCAAAGATAGCCGATTGCTCCCCCTCGGTATTCTGGAGCGTCCCGGTCACCAGCGCATCACTGAGCGTCTGTACCACCTGCTCCATTAAACCTGTTGTGACGCTGGCAGGGCTTCCGGCCACGCTTGAGGCGATTTCCCATAAGGCTTGCCGGGTCTGTTCGGTAAATTTTCGCTTGGCCAAAGGTCTTAATACCCGTTCAGGAATTGTACCAATGGGGAGCGTTGGTACAATTTGGCGCTCGACGGCGGCTGCGGCCAATTGCTTATAGAGGATCGATTGGCCATGCTGTTCAAAATGGGATTTGACACATTCCCGCCAATTGGTAAACCCCAGTGCATACCACCCTTGATACTCATGTAGATTCCAGATTAATTCTCTCGAGCGCGTAAAATGTTTTTGCCCTTGCTCAAAGTGGAATTCGGCAGCGCTTAATTCCTTTTTGATCTTTTCAATACACTCCTGGGCTTCCTGCTCACTCATTAAAACGGCCAATGCTGTACTCATGTTTAGCTCCCTATAACCCTTACAATTTGATCAATTACCCCTTGTGGATCTTTTTCGACCATTTGGGGCGTATAACGTAACACGCGCCAGCCAAGCTCGAGCGCGCGGTTGTACTTAATGCAATCTTTTTGGTATCCCATCCCTGTGGTATGCCCTCCCCTCTTTTTCCACGTCCCCCCTTCAATTTCTACAGCCACTTTAAGCGATGGCCACGCAAAATCAAAACGCGATGCACTCAATTCATCGAATCGCCATTCGCGCTCGGGGACATAGTCAGCGCCCAATCCGTTCAATTGAATCCATCGCGTCATAAAGGCGCGCTCTGCCTCGGTTTCGTTGTCGGGATTGAAAGTATATTGTTTCATGGCTTATCCTCTATATTGCCAATAAATATTTTTTATGATACACTATTTGAAGTGATACCGCAATCCAATTATAAGGAGTCAAGATGACCACTAAGAAACCCCAAACCCCCGAGAGCTCGAGCACTAGCGAAATAACCGCGCGTGAGTCGATCCTCAATCCTCAACCCTATGTCACACGTAAGGTTTTTAGCTTGAGCGCTACCGTCCCCGTTGAGCCCTATGTCAATTTTACCCCGCATGTAGAAATTGAATACATCATTCCGGAAGGCGCGGACGCTCCATCGTCGGATGATGTTATTCGTGAATTGATGGATGATTTGGCTTACTCGATGTTCACACAGGTTGTCGCACAAACCAATAAAATCCCCCTGCGCGCCAATCCTACCGCGTCCATCGGTGAATTGGTTCAAATGGTTGAAACCGCTTTTGTCGCTGGCTCACCCCTCTTTAAATGGCTCACAATTGCCAACGCTTCACTGGCCACCCAAATTGTGCATACGCGCCTGGAAGCGGCAGAAAAAGCACGTAAGGCAGCGGCAGCCAGCGCAGCCAAATAGCCCTCCCCTTCCGTCTCACTCGAGCGCGCTAGAAATGGCGCGCTTTTCATCTCGCAAGTGATATAAGGAACAAATCTCATGCCCATTAATAGTTTAAAGAATCTGCGCTCATTTCCAAAGCTCGGGGATTTCCACAAAGGCGCAATTATGGTTGAGTCTAAAGACGACCCGAGCAAAACCCGTCCCGGAAAAGATTTGGATTTCTTCCGCGTCAAAATGCGCAAAGAATACGAATCCTTGCAAAAAGATTTTGACACGCTTTACGGTGCCAATCCGGTGGAATTCCACAACGTCTTTTTAGATGGGGATTCTGTAGACGATGCCTTTGATTACTGGATGATCGAACGGACCGCCACCAAAGTGATGCACAAATGCGATGAGGTGACGCAGGCGCAGCGATGGGACGCCAAATCCGCATCCTATGTGAGCGATGGCGCGTCATGTGTTAAAAATACCACCGGATGCGATTGCAAGCGTAAAGGGGTGCTCAAAATCCTGCTTCCTGATTTCATCGCCATTACAGGAGTTTGGGGATACTTTGCAGTACACACGGGCTCATTCTATGACATCGTCAATATTGCGGGGTACTTGAATCGGCTGTATGCCCTCCATGGCTCACTCTCGGGGATGCCTTATATCTTATCCCGCGTTGAGCAGTCCATTATTGTCCCCAAGGGGAAATCAGGGGATAAAATCCACAAAGACAGTCATCTTATTCACCTTATAATCGATCCTGGTATTACTCAGAACTTATTGGCCAACCGCTTCACCCAAAGCGCTTATCGAATCCGCGACGGGCTCACTGATACCCAAACGGGCGAAATTGATCCTGGCAAAGCATCTGTTTTGATGGATCATGAATTGGCCGATGATGGGGTTTTGTACTTAGAGGACGGGGACGACTCCCCCGCTTATGATCTGGACCGCGTGAATGAGCTTACGTCCCATCTATTCAAAGCGCCCGAGCATCAGGATAACGCCATTAAAGGCTTGATCAAGTCGGGGAAAATTACCGACAAAATGACCACGCAAGAGGTTGTCAAAGCGATTGTGGCCAACCGTCGAGAACGGGAGGATGAGCGTTTCAATGATGGCTCATTCTGGACGGATGAGGAATTGGTCAAACGTTTTGTCTCAGAAGTGAATCAGGTTACACGATTGTCGGCCACTGAGATTTTAAAAGCGCTCAATTATAGTTTTAGTGGTGAGCCCCGCCAGGGTTTTAAACAATTCAAGGGGATAAGTAAAGCGCGCGCCTGGGCGATGATTATCCGCTATCAATACAGCGGGGATTTTGAATCGGCCAAGGCGTCCATCGATCCCGAATCTCCTATCTGGACGGAATTGGAAAAGCTCGAGCAGGAATCGAATAAGGTTGAGGATTACCCCTTCTAAGGGGATTACAGCCCGTAGCCTGTGGAATCGCGTTAAATGCCAACCTGACGCGATTCCGCTCCTATTAAAAGCCACCACAAAGGAAAACATTGTGTTTAGTATTGGATCATTATTCTCCGGCATTGGTGGACTGGATTTAGCAGCACATTGGGCAGGATTTGATACAAAGTGGTTTGTGGAGAAAGAGCCATTTTGTCAAAAGGTCTTAGCTAAACACTGGCCTAACGCGCCGATTTACGACGATGTATTTACATGTGCTTATCCGCCCTCGGTAGACGTGATTGTAGGTGGTTTTCCGTGTCAGCCGTTTTCGGTAGCGGGCAACCGTGAAGGCAAAGACGACGAACGCTATTTGCTTCCTGAAATGTTACGCATTGTAGACGAGGTTAAACCTTATGCGGTTCTTTTCGAAAATGTACCGGGTTTCCCAAGCCTCAATGATGGGGTTGAGTTTAAGTACCTACTTAGGACGCTTGCCGAAATGGGGTTCGATGCGGAATGGGGACATATTTTCGCAAAAGACGCAGGCGCTCCACACCAACGCGAACGCTGGTTTCTCGTGGCCTACGCCGCAAGCGACCGATGCGGCACAGGGGAGCATTGTAGGGATAGACGACACGTTCTATCTGACTTCGGGCGGAGTTCCTCGCAAGCTCAACCGAAACGGGATCAATGGGAGCGTGGGATTAGCGAGAATTGTGAAAATGAAGGATTGGGCAACACCGAACGCATGGGACTCAATTGGGTCGCATGGGGGCGGACAGGGGCGCAGCTTGAGGACGGACATACACGATTTGGGGGGCGGCAAGCTCAACCCCGAATTCGTGGAACTGCTGATGGGCTTCCCGGTTGGCTGGACTTCGTTGGATTTCCCGCCCGCCCCGGAGAACCACAGCACGCCTATGAGCCACCACGCACAGCGCCTAGCACGCCAACGACGAACGCGCGTATCAAAGCGCTCGGTAATGCCGTCGTTCCTCAAGTTGCGTACCCGATTTTCCAAGCGCTAGCCGAATGGATGGAAGAATCCACGCTAACTGAGGATGATCCACTTTGACAGGTAATGAGTAATGCGCTAAATTCATGTGTTACGCATATAGTGTGACATTCAGGAGTTGATCAAATGGCTAATCGTAAACCTGTTAAACGTATCACGAAGCATTTTCAATTACGCGTGGAGCACCCACTAGATCAGCACGTTTTGGAAGTGCTAAATTATGCCAAATCGCAAAAGCGGGAAGTGACTGTCATTCGTGAGGCAATTACGTTATTTTACGCTTTAGAACAGGGCAATTTAGATGCGCTGTTTGAAGCGTTTCCGCAGTACAAAGCGGCTGTTGGCGGGAATGGAGGGGGAGGGCAGGTTGATGAAGATAAATTAGCGGACCGCATAGCCGAAAAGTTAGCTATGTTAAATGGTAGTAAATACAGCATGCAATCGGCAGCACCAGCCACCACGGGGAAAATGTTAGGCGGGTTTAAGCCCTTATCGGCACCCGTCGAGGATGATGATTTGCCCACCCTGGCTGTAAAAAAGAATATGAGCACAAATAGCTCTAAAACGTTCTTAGAGGCGTTGCGGAGTATGCAGTAGGGGGGCATTATGCCAATCACACGATGGGGGTGTTATGTCCTCTTTAAAACGGGCATGAATCCCGCTTCATTTATGCTCTATATAGCCTTTACCTATGACCACGCGTTTGAGTTTATTGAGCGCGCCAAATTCCCCAGGCGCTCGAGACAATATGTTAAGCGCCTGGGCTCTAAACATCGTTGGTATACTTACGATGAGCAGTTCGCGGATGCTCAACGGGCGCTCGAGCAGGAGCACAAACCGGACGAGCTTGATCCTGACGAATACTACAAAGAACCGAACGCCGATGAGAGCGCGGTTTTGTATCTCACTAGCCCTGATAAGTCGGGCGCGCGTAAGACGGTTTTTAAATCCCCGCATAAGCATCCATTCTAGCCAGCCCCTTACCCCCTAATTTGTAGGGAGTTTATTTTGTGGTATTGACATAAATTTATTTATACACTATGATGATTGCAAGTTTAGTTATTCAGGAGTTCAAAATGACCACAATTGATACAACCCCCACAACCTCGAGCGCAGATGATGAAATGGCTCAGAAATTGGCTGACGCGGTCAAGTCCATCGCCCATCTGAGTGGAATTCGGGTAGAGCTTACAGGCTGCTGGATTTGGGTTTCTGGCGATACCAAACCTGTCAAGGATGATTTGAAGGCAGCAGGATTCAAATGGGCGCATAAAAAAGGGCAGTGGTATTTTGCCGGGCGTCGCTCCATTTCACGCGGTGGTAAGGATATGGGCTATATCCGTTCCAAATATGGCTCAACGATTTTAAAGGCTGACGACTAATCACACTCGAGCAGGGGGGGGCAATATCGCCCCCCCTAGTTTAGCCAATAAGGAAACCTATCATGTATGAAATCAATCAGGAAATCGTAATTGACCATGACGGAGCCCTACGCGCGGGGACAATCCTTGCGGCAGGGATCGAAAGCGTATTCGGCCAATTTTTGACCATTCGTTTGGATGAGCCCTACCAAAACGAGGATGGCTATACCATTAAAACGGTTTCCACCCGCGTGAAGGGGAGCGCTAAAATTGCCCCTCGCTGGCAAGCGCGCATGGTAGACATCACGCCGGATTTTGAGCCTGCGCCCGTGGCCGATGTTGAATCGATTGGATACTAATCATGGCTGACGAACGATGGGGTAACAGCCGCCATAAGCTCCACCGCCAAAAGCGGCATACGACCAGCGACGTGTTAAGCGTGGCGCAATCGCTTCCGGTGAAACCCTTCACCGGAACACCCCCACGGAATTTTAATTCAATCCCGCCAGGACAAAGGAGTCAAGTCATGCGGACCGATGCACAAATAAGCGCTCTTAAACGACGTGCCGAGCAAACATTAGCCATCCTAGCGCTGCCCGACGCGCGCGCGCTTAAAGGCGCTACCTGGTGCGATTCTGAGGCGATTTTGATCCAGATGAGCTTGAGCAGCATCACCCAAAATGAAGCGCTCGAGCGACTTGAAAAACAGTTAAGCAATATTCAAACCCAATTAGAAGGGAAATAACATGCACCAATACGAATACCCGTTGAGCGTGGTTTTTAACCATGCCCAAAGCGCGCTTAACAATTTGGATGAAAATAGCCCGTCTTATGATCCCCAGGCGGCGCGCAGGATACTTGGAATGGTTATGGGAATCCTCGCTTTTGAAGCGCTCAAGGATTTGAAGGCGGATTCATTTGGGAGTGAGCATTGGAATGATCTTATTCAGGCAGTGGAGGGAAAATCACGTGGATCATAATATCTCCTACGATTTGCCCAAGCTCGAGCGTAAAGGGGGCAAGCTCCTACAAATCCGGCGTAATGCCCCGTTTGACGCAGCAATCGCCAAACTCGTGGCCAGTGAAGCGGCCAAAAGGGGAGTGGATGCGTCTCAAATCTCAGTGAGTGAAATTGTCCGGCAGGCGGTCATCGCCAAAGCAAAGAGGATCTAAAATGAACATTGACCAACATCCTGTCATCCATCCCGAGAGCAATACGCAGCCACGCAAAGATATTGACGTTGCTTTCATAATCGATGTGTATGGGAATGGGGCATATGTCATGCTCAAATCGATGTATGAAAACCCCTACGCGGCTTATATCCCTGCTCATGTGGAGGGGCGGCGGACGCTCACTCAAGCCTGGGGGATTATCACGCTGGCCGTTTGTTTCGGAATGGGTTTGATCGATATGGCGGCCACTGGTGACGGTTTCGCCTTAACGCGCGATGGGCGCTATTGGCTCACCCAATATTTCCAAACCGAGCGGATCAAAAACGCGCTGGCTCGAGCCATTCCCTTTTAATTTCTTTTTCGCCCATGGTACAAAAGCCCCCTAAAAAGTAGGGGGTTTATTTTTATGTATTGACATAACTTTATTTATGCTCTAGAATGATTATAAGTTTAGTTATTCAGGAGTTCGGACATGAAAACCACACGCAAATCTTTTTCCCCCAAGGCTCGTTCAAAGTTCCTTACTGACGCTTCCACGGGTGATCTTATCCGATGCTCACGCCCCAATTGTGGATGCCCCGCCGAGCATATCCACCACATCATTGCGGTTGTGGATGGGGGCAGTGATGAGCCCAGTAATTTACAGATGCTCTGCCAGCATCACCACGTAGAATTGCACAGCACCCGTGGCGATTTTGCCAAGTGGGGCGCTCGAGGGGGTAGCAAAACAGCCGACAGCCTGAAATCATTTAAGAATCTTCCGCAATTTCGCGGTCCTGCCGGGGAAATTCGGTTGGCCGCTTATATCGCCAAAAAAGCTGATCAAGAAATGGGGATGCAATAATGGCTAAAGTATCTGCGCAATTATCACCGGACGGTTGTGAAATTGAATTGTTTTACAGCCGACGCTATAAGAACGGGCGTGATGTCGTCACGCCCGACGCTCACTACGTGGAAAAGCTCGAGCGCGCCATTAATGACACGTGGTATGAGCTCGGGCTCTATGAAAAGCGCGGCCACGATTTCTACGGCGTCACCTATCGTCAGTCTGACGATGAGTGGGGAGGGGGGCAAACCTATAAGGATTTTTGTTTGGATCAAGCGTTGGATAATCGGCAAAAATAAGGAGTCTGTCATGAGCGAAAAAGAAAAGCAGCAAATCTTAGTTCTAGCCAACCTGCTCGAGCATGGACGCGGAAATCGCCCCCAAATCATCGCGCGCTATTATGATCCTGCGACGGGCGGGGTTTGTCCTATTGGCGCGATGGCCATTGGTGCGGGTTGGCGTCCTGGGGACATCATGCCAGCCTGCTCATTCATCCGCCAAAATGTTCTCAATACCAGTTTTCCGGATGTGATTTATCCTGCGGGGATTGGCTTCTGGATCAATTGGATTGACGACATTTCAAAGCCCCTCGGCTTAGATACCGCGCTCATTATGTTGAACGATGTAGCCGGATGGGATTTTGATCACATGCTGCTCTGGATGCGTGAAATCGCGCAATAGAGGGGATTATAGCCAATCGTGTCAGGAAACGCGCTAAAACGCATCCTGACACGATTCTGATAGGGTTTACAATGAACATCAAAGTAAGTGGCAGGGAGTCTCCTATGACACGAAAATTAATTGATAACAGCGACAAACCATTACGCATCTTTTCTACGGGGTGGGGTTGGCAGTCTGTAGCGACTCTCGTACTACAGGCGCAGGGGAAATTGTTAAACCCTTACGATGAGTTTGTCTTTGCTAATGTGGGGGAGGATAGCGAGAATCCCGACACGCTCAAATACTACCGTGATATTGTCATCCCCTACGCGGCCAAACATCAAATCAAAATCCTCGAGCGTCAGAAAATGCGGAAGGGGGAGCTTGATACCGTCTATAAAGCGACACTACGCGCTGAAACCAATGGCATCCCCATCCCGATTGTATTTCCTGGTAGTGGGTTTGGTAATCGTACCTGTACACGCGATTTCAAGATTTATGTGGTTCAAGGTCACATTAAAGAGAAAAAAGTGAGTCATGTAGTGATGGGGATTGGCTTCACCAAAGATGAGCGGCATCGTTTAGTGAAGCGATATCGTGGTTGGCATGATCATGTGATGAAACGTGAAAAAGATGGAACGTGGACCGCGGGCGCAAAAATCGGTTTCAGTCAATTGTACGAATTTCCCCTAGTTGACTTGGGGCTTGATCGGTTGGATTGCGCACAAATCATCACGGGGGAGGGGTTGCCCTTACCCCCAAAAAGCGCCTGCTGGTTTTGCCCCTTTACATCGCGCTCTGTTTGGATTGATCGAAAAATGAATAACGATCCTATTTTGGATCAAGCCATCCAATTTGAGATTGATGTTAATGCAAAGTATAAGCGCACTCGAGCAGGGAATCACCCGAAAGCACCCACGCGCGTGGCTATCCATAGCGATGGGATTCCATTGACTGACATCCCTTTACAGCAGAGCTTATGGGATGATTACAAAGACAAAGATTCATCCTGTGATGATGTTTGCGGGTTGTAGTCCCAATCTCAAATCAAAAGCGCCCATGAGGTTGGGCGCTTTTTTATTGCTCGAGTGAATATTAGCTCTTACGTTGAAATCCGAAAATCGGCACCCCCGCGCTTTTACTGGCCAAATAGAGCTTAGATGAGCCAATGAGCACACCGATTAATGGCGCGGCTGTCGTGAGAATAGGCGCGATAAGTGCAGCCAATCCCTGGAATTGAGCCCCCAAACCAAATCGAATCGCCAGTGAATAGAGAATCCACACGACCACCGATGTGATATTTTTGAGTAGGTCGCCGGATGCTACGCTCGAGGGGATGACCATTTTAAGCACCCCTACAATGGCAGTCACCACAACGGAGCCGCTTATGGTTGCTGCACCCGCCAAAAGCGTGGCCACAATTAAGCCCAAAATATCCTCCGGCGTTTCGGTGGATGGGGGAAGCGCAGGGGTGGGAGGCTCAACGGGGATCACTTCCGTGGCTTCCGGCGTCGGGATCTCGGGGGTGGGGGTATCCTGAGCCATCACCCAGGCGGACGCAAAGACAATCAGGAGCGCAATCACGAGTATAAATAATGCTTTCATCGGAATTCCTCTCTATTTTGCTTGATCGATCAAGGCGTTAAGGGATGTCATTTGTTCATGTAAACTCTTATCCGCCTGCGCCAATTGTACGATGGATTTTTGCACTGCATCAATACTACTGGCCAGTAAACTTTTGAGCCCGAGCAGGGTTGCCTTGCTGACCACTACCGTGGGGTTTGGCGTCGGTGGGGGGATAACAACCGGATCAGGAATCGGGATTTTGGAATAGTATTCTTCCCAAAACTCAAGCGCATCATCCCCGATCTGGAGCGATTGCCAATCGGTATTGCCCCCAATAACAAAAGCGTGGCGCGTAATCGTGCCGCCCCTGTACCATATTTCCTCTGCAATCATTTGAGCAGCCATATCACGCCCCGATAGAGGCGCTTCCCTATAGCCTGCGCGCGCTTTGTAATCCACCAAAATACCCGCTTCACCAATCGACATATTGAGGGGCTTAGTGGTTATAGCTTCTATGCGCTTAAAACGCTCTAAATGCCCTCCTGATGATTTTCCAGGCACATTGGAATACTCATTCGGTCCAATCCAATCGCCCGAGTTGAGCGCGTCGAGCAGGGGCTTCAATAGAATATATTGAGACTCTTGAATATTGCCCGTCGCAAATCGACAAAAAACGCCATTGAGCCCCACGCCGTGAAGGAGTCCCGCAATCGCTTTACAATTCTCTACATACTTACGAATTGCCGCATCATCCCCGCTCGTTTCGTTGTCCACGACAATCAAAATGCGGTTATCCTTGAGCCATTTGTACCGCGGTACAACATAGCGGTTAAACCACTCGCTTGTGGTGAGTTTCATTACGATTCCGGTATCCTCGAGCAGGCGGAATTGAATCATAATGTCCGGCAATTCACGCCGGACGCGCTCTATATATTGCATGGTCAAATCAAGTTGCGTCCCGCCAGCGATGACCACGCTTTTTTGTTTCGTTCGCTTGAGATACAAAAGCGCCCGATCCAGGCGCTCCGGTGGACAGAAGTCCACCACGACATTAAGAGAAATCATTCTCAATCCTCACTGGTTTGGACGGGTGGAAATTCACCCGTTTTATGTCTTTGTTCTATGCGCGTGAGTGTATCCATAGCACCCGTCAAAAAGACGATGGTCCGCTCAAAAAAGGCGCGGTCATCCAATTGACGGATTGAGATATTCGTAACCATTTCTTTGATGGCATTAATTGAGATAATCGCGTTTTGAAGGGGGATACTCCCTGATTCCCGCATCGCATTTAAATCACTCCGCATGGCGTCGGTATTCATGGTTTGCATCTGGTTATTCTTGTTGATTGCATCTAATACAGTATTCGATACCGCCATGGCGTCGGCCAGTTTATTATTGGAATCTGATAAGGCTGTGATGCTCTCAATTTGGCGGTTATTCATGCGCTTAATCTGTATATCGCGCCTCATATCCATCTTCCGCTGCCAAACTTTTTCGCTCTCGGACCGCTTCAATTGTTCTTCGTCCATTCGTGCAAAAGTTAATAAGGCTTCATTAATCGTACTGCTGTTGTCTTTTTTGTTCCGGCGCGTCCATGCGACGATGACCAGCGCCACCGACAGCACGACGCCAACGATACCAACTAAGAGTAAAACCCCTACAATCCCTTGTTTCACGGTTTCATCAAGGATTTGGAGTCCCTGTGTAACCTGGGGACTGTAGGGAAGGGGAGTGGGAGTGGGCATAAATGCTCCTATGTGACAATCACGCGGGTGGGTGCTGCACCCGGCATGTTTTTTGCGAGTGGTTTAAAATTACGCTTCAATTGGAAGGCCGCGCGCGCGCTCGTATCGTCTGCGCCAAACCATTGAACGGTTTGAGAATTGGCGTCATATTGAACGCTCTGGATATAGGTTGCGCGTGGATCAGTGAGCAGGTTATCAGGCGTCCCGACCAATATATCAGTAACCCTTATGCCTTGATCCGGAACGACGCGCCAAGGGGGAACGACTTGCCCGTATATTGTACGGGGTTTAAGCCCGTCCGATTGGCGCGCAATATAATTGACGGTTGCATTGCTTTGTCGATAATAAGCCACACGCGTTTTAGTATTCGGATTAGTGGGAGTGATTCCACATACCCAATAATTCACATTATCTCCGGCTTCTGCCACGCGCATGAGCGCATCCCAAAATGACACCCCGCGCTGCTGGAGGGGAGCGGTTGCCAGGTTGGTGTTAATTTGTGAGAAATCAGCGTTGTTATAAAAAGTTGCGCCATTGGGGTCGAGCGGCAGCAACCCGGTGAAGCGCGCATTGAAAGCGGCTGTAGCGGCTGTTAATCCGGTGAATAATTTATTCCACTCAAGCGTATGAAAAACACCTATCAGTTCCAGATGCACCAGATTGGTTTGTCCGGCAGCCTGACCAATGGACGACTGCGGAAACGCCCGCTGTGCCAGAATCGTATTTTGCAGCGCTGTGCGCTGTGTGCCCGCTGATGGGTCCGCGCCGAATTCAATCTGGTCTTGTTTAATGCCATAAATAGCTTGTGAGGCAGTATTATTAATCGCCGCGGCTTCTGTTCCCGCATTCGCTGCTGCGGTATAGACAATAGTTACCCGGTTCGCCATCTCATCCAGGCTGATGGTGTAGGACGCACCACCGGCATTAAAGGTGATGCGGTTAATTAACCCCTCCCAGATAGGCACCTGCGGATTATCGACGTAAATGGCGACGTAGCAGCCCAGATAAGTATTCAGGATGTCATTTGCTTCACTTTGTGACCGAACTGCAATATCACATGAAGCGGTATCGAACCAACCCTGCACGGCAATCGAATGCTGGTAGTTGTAAGTCGGATACCGTTTAATAAATGACGTGCCCTGTTTTGGTCGCTGATAGACATGAATCCAGTGCTGTGGGATTGGCATTATACGTCCCTTATTCCCGCCCAGCGTGGGACGATATTGATGCGGACGTCCATGTCGTCATTCGAGAAGGACTGACGTACTGGTGCCGCATTGAATTCGTCATTAAGGAAATAAAGCCGCTGGTCTTTTTTGGGCACCAGTGTGATGGCCTGACCACGAACTTCCTGCGCCACACTACCGGACTTCTGCCGTGTGATATACGAGTTTGCAACCTGGTCAACGTTGCCATGTGAAATGTAGCCGGTGCTATCAATCACAATATGGCCGGTCGCACCCGGGTTCTGATAAGTCATAGTAACCTGCGCCATACATTCGTCAATCGGCATGAATATCACATCCATAAACTCGAAGATACGATTGGCGGTTGCAACGTTCACAGCGACCAATAATTGGATTTGATAATTGTTAGCCGATTCTTGTAGCTCGATACCATAACCAAGAGTGGATACCGTTGAGCGGCTTGAAAACGGGAAGGTCACGCTGCCCAGGTAGACCAACTGGCGTCCATTGATGTCGATGGGCACGGCTGCCGCTGGCAGCGTTAATGAATTGCTGTATTCAAATGAACCGACATTTTCCTGTTCTTTAATTAACAGCGATACGCTCATATCGGCCAGCGTTGGCGCTGCTGATGTATTCTGGCAGCGACAGAAAATTGCAAATGACCCCTTTAAATATTCACGGTCCATTTGCACAGTGCTTATGGTGCTGTTACCCCATGTCGCAACCGCCTGTGCAGCAATAACGCCTGTTCGCGTCCACGAACCATAGTAATAAGTAACAGCTGACCCGTTGCTTCGGACGGCTGTCCCGGACACACCGGCTGTTTTGGTTGCCAATCCCGAATCAGCATCACCTGCATTGAAGTTGAGCGCACCTGCCCGCAGGATGCCATCATGTGCCGTGCCTGAAAATTTCTTGGTCGAACGTGCCACAAACAAATCAGCTGTCTTAGGGCTGTTAGAACTGATCTCAACCAGCGCAGGCGCATCGCCGGGAATAAGCGAGCCTGGAATAGAAATATAATTTTGTGTTAATGGTGTAGTGTGCAAGCCAGCGCCAGCCGGTACCCATTCAAACTTATTGGATACGGTCTGATTAATTAAGCTATCCGATCCCGAAATAAGGTCAGCACTGGACAGCGGTTTATTTGCGCCAATCTTCTGGCTGTTCACGTAAAACGTCCACAGCTTTGGATTAGCGCCGGGTGGAATGCCGCGCCAGTACGGTTCGCGTTCCAACTTTGCGCTGACCTGTATCATGGGCACAGGACCATCCATATAATCAGCTGCCAGGTCGATGTTATACAACAGCGCGTACTGCGGACCGGCACCACATGAGACATACCACATCAAATAAACTGGGTCGACCTGTGCCTGTGTTTGCCAGAAGTCGCTGCAATTCTGTGCCATGTTATTCAGGTTATCAAGCAGCTTCATGGCCCCCAGGTTTTCCGACGATGTGAGGATGAGTGTCATGCTTTCAGTGACGTTCCCCCGTGCTGCCGATAACAACTGCCGACCATCCGTAATGGGCGATTCTGCCCACACACCACCATTCTTAATCGTAGGCAGGTTAGGTGACCAATCGGCTAATGAAATACCATCGCCGTCACTCAAAAGATTGACCACGACAGGGTTATTTTCCGCACTAAAATTGTCAGTGGGCGTTTTGCCAACCCCCATGATGATTTGAAGCTGCTTGTGATTAAGCCATCCTGATACCATTTATGAACCTGCCATTCCGCGTAATTGCGCCGCTGTCCGGTAACCAAGTGAATCCGCCTGGGCATCACTCTGAACAAAGTTATTATTGTTGACTGTGAAGTTTGAACCGGCGCGACCACTTGAATTGCTGCCGGGAATATAGCCCTGCAGCGCGGCCATAATTGCTTCTGTCGTCTGGTTGTTTAAAACAGCCAGTGAACGGTTGCTGGTGACGATTTCCCGTCCGTCTTCGCCGGTCATAAAGGTGCCGCTAACACCACTTGAGCCGGTTGCATTGTGCTTATCAGTTGCTGCAGCGTCTCCCGTAGCGTTGGATTTGGATGCTTTATTAGCTGCGTCCAGTGTGTTAGCCGTGGCGATAATGCCCTGCACTGCGAGATTGAGCGCGCTGAGTCCGGCGGCTGCAGCTGGTCCATTAGCCGCCAACACACTCATTTCACTGCCTACGCTGTCCATGGCCGGTGCTGCTGCTTTGGCGTTGTCGGCTACCTTTTTGGTGGTATCGGCCTGCACCTTCAGCGGCCCTGCCGATTGTGTGGCATTGGTGGTCACTGCTGTGGTCTGGGTGGCCTGGTTGGTCAGTGGGATGGCGACGGCATCCGAACTGGTTTTAAGGGCATCCGTCTTGTCTTTGGTGATACCGGCGGCATTCTGAAAATCGGTTTGCGCCGACAATAAATCGGTTTGGGCCTGCTCAACCGGTGCCGGTGGTGAGTTCTTTAACAGGAAATCGTCAATCTGCTGCTGCAGTCCGGCCAGCGCTTCATCCGTTACCGTTGGCTCGACATTCATCGGTGCGCCGCTGTTGAGCGTCGGCAGCTTATTCTGGTCGACCGGTGCCTTCAGCGTATCGACCAGCTTTTGCGCCTGCGCCATCGAATCCGCGGTGCCGGTTTTAATCAGCTCGTCAATCACGCCGCTGACCGTATCGGCAATCTGGGTGGACGACAGCCCGCGTGATGTGGCCGTCGCGATGTCGGTCGCCACATCATCCGGATTGGCAATCGTCAAATCGAAGGCCAGCTGCGTGGTCGCCATCTTGCCGACCACTGTGCGTGTGCCTTCTGCTGCCTGTCCCTGTCCGGCGATGTCCTGGGCAATGGCCACCGCTTGCAGGATGGCAATCACGAAGTTACCCAGCGCACTTTCCAGTGACTTGAATTCGTCGTCAAAGCCGATGGGTTTGAGTGCTACCGTCAGCGCATCACTCAGGCTGCCCCCTTCGGATAGTGTGTTCAACGCATCCTGTAAGCCGGTTTTGAGTGCCGCGATTTTCCCCGGCAAATCGATAGCCGAACTCGAAAGCCAGTCCTGTACTGCCTTGTTTATTGCCAGTGAGAAATCGTCAATCGCCCCGCGCAGGCTGTCATCCGATAGTTGTGCTGCTTCGGCTGCTGCACCCGGCAAGTTCGCAAAGACGTCTTTGGCTTCAGCCGGTGACAATTGCAGGAAGGCGCTGAAGGTCTTGCCGCCCTGTTTGCCGCCGACCAGATTACTAAACAGTGCTTCTTTGTCGGTATCGCTCATGCCGGGTGCATTCTTAATGGCGTCAATCACACCCTGGAAGAATTCAGCCGACCAGGCGTCACCTGTTTCCGCCGGATTGGCGATGCCCAGAATGTCGAGCGTCTTGGATACGTCAGACGTATTGTTGCCCGCCGCATTGGTGACGTTCTGCTTAATCTTCAGCAGCACATCCACCACCTGCTGGGCACTCTTGAAACCATTGTCGAGGCCGGTCTTAATGAAGCTCAGTGATTCGGGTCCGGTCAATCCGAGGTCATGGATAGCTGTGGCATTATCACCCAGCACCGTTAGCAAATCGCCGCCCTTATTCGCGCCACTTTGGAAGGCTCGCACTAGCAAATCACCGGCTTCAGTGAAGTTCGGTGCTAACTTGCCGACCACCATATTATTGAGTGTCGTCAATACCTGTTCGGGATTCTGGTCTTGGAAGGTGTGGGTGAAGGTCAGCGCGGCCCGTGTGGCTTCATCTACCGGTGCTTTAAGCTGTGCCGCTTTGATGACCAGTTTACCCACCTGGTCGATGCTGTCGCCCAGGTCATCGTAGAAGATGTTACTAATCAATTCACGCGCGTTCGGGATCGCCTTATCAGTCTGGGCATTCACCCGTGCCACCGCGTCGTCCAATGTCAGCATCGGCTCAATCGCGAATTCGCCAAATTTCTTAAAGGCGTCGACGGCTGTGCCGGTGATGTTCCACACCGTTTCCAAGATTTTGAGGTTTTTAATCGTCTGCACCGCGCTCAGCGTTTCTTTGGCGGTGGCCGTTTCCTCAATGTTGACTTCGGTGTTGACCGTCTCGCCGTCGGTCGGCAGTGTATCCAGCTCATCACCCTGCACATCAGCTTCCACCGTGAAGTTGACCGTCTCGCCATCCAGCGGCAAATCGGCAATCGCGCTGTCCACGCCGCTGGTGTCCACTTCGGCGCTGACCGAAATCGTCAAATCACCCAGCGCGTCAAATGTATCTGCGAGCTGAATCGCTTCGTTCATTGCGGTTGTATAGTCTTTGCTATCAACCACTAATTTCACGCCCGACTCTGGATACTGGGTCATCGTCTACGCTTCCGTTCTAATTCTGCATCGCGCTCGCGTTCTTTTTGCATATCCCACTGGCGCATGGCATTAATCGCGCCATCGGCCACCACCCCGCCGGTATTCATAATCCGGCTGAAACGGTCTTTGCTGAAATGCACGTCCGGGTCGATGCCCAGCCGCATGCAGGCTTGAAACTCGGCCCACAAGCCATCCACCGCGTTGACCTTCGGCCCCTCGTGGAACACCGGATGGTTGCCAATCCACCGTTCTAGCTCAACGCCCTGATAGCTGAGGCCGAAAAAACCGGATGCCCGCGCTAACCTCGTCCGGTGTCAGGGCCACCGTCTGGATGGCCAGCCGGATAATCCGCGTGTAATCCGAACTGGCCGGTGTGTAACGTCCATTGGCGTCTTCACCCACCTGGTTAAAGGTCAGCACCAGATGAAACAGCACTGCTTCGTAATCGTCATCCGGCAGCACCGCAATTTCGCGCAGCGCCTTCAGTTCATCAGCGAAGGCCTGCACCAGCGCCTCACGCGTCGGATATTTCGGGCAGCGTGCCGCATAATTGAAAATGGTGCGGTCCGTCCACTGCGTCCGCTCGACGTCCTTTTCCCTGCACAGTTCCACATAGACCGGGTTGTTACTGGCCGGTGTCATCTGATTCGGGTCGAAGCTGTTTTCTTCCGGCTGCTGATAGGGTTTCGGGTCCGGATAAGGGAATTTCTCGACCGCCTTCATCTGGATGGCTCGCAGCGTCGCCAGATTCAACGGCTTCACATGCCAGACCACGCCGCTCTGAGACTCATAAATGAAAAGAGACGGACGTCCATCGACATCCGTCACCTTCAAACTGTTGTTCACATCATTGGACATCATGAACCCTGACTTTCATGCTGACTTACTGCGCGGGCCGGACCATCCCGACGAAGGCGTAGGTGCCGTGCAGTTCGCCGACGGTAATCGCCATGTTGACGTTGGCCGCCGCGATGCTGTTCATCTTGAAGTTGCCGGGTGTGACGAAATCGCCGATGATTTCCACATCGTTCGCCAGATTGCCGCCGCTGAAGTCGCGCAGCACCCGGCTGGTGTTGGATACGCTGGTCTGCAGCACGTACAGGGTGTTGCCCTGGTATCCGGCGAATTCCATGTCGGAAATCGAGCCGATGCCGGTCTGGTCGAACTTCATGTTCTGGAAAACCACTTTGGTGGCGTTGGCATTGCGCGTGCGCCAGATTTCGCCGCCCGCGGTACCCACATACACTTCATCGCCGCGTGTCGGCGGTGTGCGGACACTGTTGATGTTGGACGACAGCACGTTCAGGCTGGCATCTTTGACACTGATGAGTGAGCCGACGTAGGAACTGGCACCAGGTGTCTTCGCCAGACGGATGAAGGTACCGGCATTGCCACCGACGAAGGCGTTGCCGCCAGCCTGGGCATCAATCGCGTTGAGGTTTTGGAGCGTGAGCGTCCCCGTGTCATAAATCAGGGTAAAACTAATCCCGCCATCGGTGCTGAGCCAGATACGGCCACCTGCGCCCACCGCCAGGATTGTAGAGCCATCGACAGCCACCGCCGCCTTGGGGAAATTCGTTCCGCTAATGCCTGTAAAACCGCTCGAGGATGCCCATAGATTGGGATCTGTGACGCCGTTGTAGACATCTGCGAGTTGAGCATATACAGGGGCTTTGGTATCGCTGAAAACGATTACCCGTGAGCCTGCCAAAACCACATCCAAAGCATCTGCGCCCACATAGATACCAATACGGACGCCTGTTCGGGTTGTCCATCGATCAACCGTCCAATAGAGCCACGGTGCAGAGCCACCCGCATAAGCGGGGGAGGCGTCTTTGTCGGTCACAGCCAACCATGAATCCTCTTCGGTTGCACCTGTACCGCAAGCGCCCTGGCAAACTTCTGCGCCCACATTAATAACGCGGTTGTAAGCCACGTCAGAAGTGTTGAGCGAAATGTCATCGTGTGCTGTCGGCACCCATTTTTCCTCGAGTGAGCCAGCGACAGCCACAGTACGGTTGACGTCGCTCCCCTGTCCGTCATTCATGGCGATTCCGTTGTCATACCCAAATTTATTGGGCAGTACCTGGAGGTAGCCAAGCATACCAGGGGACACATACGCGGTCATTGTGGAGCGATTGAGCCCACAATATTGGCGCGCGCGTAAGGTGAATGGGCAGTTCAAGCGCTTGAGCATGTTCTCAGATGAGACCGGATAGGTAAGATTCGCAGTCCAATCGTCGGGGTTGCCTGTCTGTACAATCCCGCGCGGCTGTAAGCCCCCTTGCTCACCACGTCCCCATAGGGTTGAGCGCGCGCGTCCGCCCCCGCTCGGGGCGTCGATCATGGCGTTAATATCCATGACCTGCCACGCGTTACCCGGTCCGTTGGGCTGAATGTCTACAGCGACATTATCACCGCCATTTTTCCAAATATTGGGCATGATATTGAATCCTTTAACTCACTTTGCGGTTAATTTCCGTCTGTACGCGATTTTGAAAAGTGGGAATGAGCTCATCCATAAATGTGACCAAAAATTTACGGGGTTTCGTTCCCGGGTGATTAACACTTCTTTTTTGTACCCATGCGCCGAAACTCTTACCACTCCCCACATTATAGTTTGCGACGGGAGTTGTTCGTGCGCTGTACCCTACTCTAAATTTTAAATAGCCCCCTGGGATTTTGGGGGAAATAATATGGGGTTTTGTCCCCATATCGACATAACCAAATATCTTTGATCCGCGTCCTTTGGGAGTGATGAGACAGGTAATCAACCACCGATCTACTAGAATTTTGTCGTCAAAATCCACTTTGGATTTCCAGCGTCGGACCACATCGCGCGCGTTAGATTGCAAATCATCAGACGTGTTAATGACCGCCTGTAGGGTTGCATCCCTCACGTTTTTATCTAACGCCCTTAACGCTGCGCCAGTCTTACCCATCCTCAAGCCCTCAACAAAAAAGCGGTTGCAACAGCACACCGCCCGAGTGGTAATCCCGAAGTGTAAGCAATGGCGGGAGGTTTATTTCGCCCTCCCATTCCACGATAACCGGGAGTCAATTTCGGGGAATTGCTCGAGCGCCGCGAACGCTTTGGTTATGGCTCAAGTATAGCAAGGTTTTTTGGTTACTGTCTAGCAGTGGGGGTTTTAGGCAAACAAAAAGAACCTTTTCAAGGGGTTCTTTTTGCTAACAAGGAGTCCTGAAATGCTCTGTCGATACCGTTCAACCGTTATGGAGAAGTCATGCCCCCACACTATAACGCCGAATGATTTACTTTGTCAAATCACCCGACGCCAGCAAATAAAGCGGGGTATTTTTGGCGCGCCATATCCCTATAAAAGAACCAATAGGTTTGTGCGTTGGCCGTCCTGGGGTTGCCCCTTTCGCTCAAATGGCGGTTGTATAAAACCTCGCTTACATGGACGGGGCTTATCCCTGCGTTGGTGAGCGCACATTGAAACGCATAATCCTCGAGATAGGCAAAGTCAGGATCATAACCCCCCACCGCTTTCCAATCATCTTTGTGGAATAAGAACGTTATTCCGGTGATGTTTTTGCGCGTCAGTGAGCCAGCAGGCGCACCAAACCTTATTTCGGGGATGCTGTTCCCCATCGTTTCGTGATGATTCCCGTAAACCCACGTCCCAGGCTGCCATGCCTCAACAAAAGGTTTAATGCTATAAAGCTCATCATCTGCATCCAATGGGATAATGAGCCCCTCGTCTGCCCTATCGATCAAGAAATTACGCGCGTAATTTACCCCTGCGTGGAATTGCTGAAATGAGGTGACAAAAGTTAAATTGACCTGGGGCATGGCTGTTACGATGTCCAGCGTCGAATCGTTGGAATAATCGTCATAGACTAAGACATCATCACACCCCGCGTCAAATGCGCTATTAACAGCGCGCTCAATTGTGGCTGCGCTATTACGGACCGGAATGATGGCGGTTACATGAGGCATCAAAATAATTTGATCCCTTTTTCCATGCGTCGATCCATAACCACTTCCCACGCTAAAACCTCACCCGCGCGCGCGCCGTAACCCGATTCACTTTGGCGCTTTGTGGCGATGGGGATGGTGTTATTTCCGACATTCTCTACCATGGGACTGTGCCACTTCACCCATTGATCAAGCGTCCAATAACTCATTTTCGTGAGCTTGGATTCCATGCGCCCACATGCCCAGGCTACTGCTGCCTCATATAGCTCACTATCGATATTGTTATTGATGAGGGGTGAGCCTGCGTAATAATTCACGGTGAGATAGGCAGGGGCATAATCAAAGCAATAACTCTCGCAAAGATCCCCGAGCCGGACCGCGCTCAATTCATAGTCCACAATTTCCCCGACATAGTTTTGCAGGAGCGTGTTATTTCGAGCGTAGAGGCTTATATTTGCGGTTTGGGCGGTGTATACGCGATAAACATCCACAAACGCCACAAACGCCGTTGTAGAGCTTGTATCCACCACATTAGGGCTGTTAAGGTTGGGATTGTTGACGATGTATTCCCGCGCCCATTCTCTCGGGCTCACGAATAGCGCGCGATGGGCGGTAATCGTGGCCACGCCTGCGGCATCCGTCACCACCGTGGGCTCTATTTCATAGCGATAATCACAGGCGGTTGGGGCTCCGTCCACCACTCGAAAATAGAGCTTGATTTCTGCGTTGGCTATTCCCGTGACGACCGTGACTGTGGCGGTGTCATCCACCCCCACATTATTGGGATCACTATAGACTACGGGGACATTGGCCTGAATAAGCGCCGTGGTGCGCGTCCCCAAATTGATCATTTTAAGATAGCGCATCTGGAAGATTTGATTCCAAATGGGGCGGCTGTTCTTGAGCCAAACGGTTTCACTAAACCACGCCGGATTGATCCAATAATTTAAATCCTGCGCCATGCGTCCGGCTACGCTCTCGAGGTTGCGCGCGATGTACTCCCGCTCTTTTTGCAAGTAGACTCCGCCGCTTTTATCGTTGGCCGTTTGAAGGGGAGCGCCAGCGCCAGCGCATTGGTTGAAATGCCAGACATCTTCCATGATGAGGTTTGGCCACGCGTTTAAATAATGGTTATTCTGCCCCGGTGTTAGGTTGCTCGAGGGGTTTAATGCAATTGCCATTGGGATTTGCCTTTACTCGAATAATGAGCCTTTGTCATCCAATGCGATTATTTTACGACAGTATTTACACTGCCCATGAATGTCAAAATCTTTAATCGCCCATTCTGGTTTTGAGTGTATACCCAAAAGGCAGAGCATGAGCCGGATAAGTTTATACATCATTCAATCTCCATACGCTGCCACTGGCCAGGAAATAGGCGGTGTATTTCGTCGGCATCCTCTTTTCGGACATAGAGCAAGCGCCCTGCCTCGTACTCATACCGCGCGCCACTCGGGAATGAATTACCCAATCCAAACCCACTTGAGCCCTTGCCGATGTATTGAAACGCGATGCTCTCATTGAGTTGCTGGTTATCGCCCAGGTGCTTTTTGATCATATCCATAAGCTTGGCTACCTGCGCATCAAATGAGAAATGTTCCCGCACAAAATCAGCCCCCGCTTTGGCTACAACTTTCTCTGAGTCGGGGTGATTATTAATGACATTGAGCCACGCGCGCAAATCGTCAATCGTTTTCCATTCAAGGTAATGCCATCCCTCTTTTAATCCGGTCATCTCATCCAATCGGTCTACATGCTGCTGTAAGACCACTCCCCCGCCTGCCGCCAGCGCCTGAAATAATCGATTGCTCACAAACCCAGGCGATTGGAATCCGTTGTCGCTGATAATCACTTTGGCACGAGTGTATAAGGCTTTCGAGGTTGAAAAGTTGTACCCCGTGGCATACGCATCACCCCATGACGATACAAGCCCACCGAATTCTTGTACAATCTTTGCAATCGCCACACGTTCAGGACTGCGCAGCGCCCCGAGATACACAACGGGGATTTGCTCCGGTAATGTTTCAAATGGATTTGGTCGATTGAATTCCTGGAAATAACTTGCCACTCTTTCATTGACATCACCCCCTGAATCCTCAAATCCGATTTGCCAGTAATCCCACTTGATCCGCTCTCGTTCATAAATGGGGACAACCTCGAGGTTTGTAATCAATTGCAAATCGACATGGCGCAGGACCGCAATCATTTCCGCGCTGGCCAATCCGCCTGGGGCTTGATCCCCATTCCAATTAATGACGGTTGCGCCTGTGCGAGAACGAATTTCACCCAATAGGTTAGCGGTGATGGGCGCAGGCGATTGGAGTTGAGTCAAAATCAAGTCCGGTTGAAAAGCAAAGACAATCTCGAGCAGTTTGGTTCTAAGCTCATGCGCGGGGATGCTCAAGTAATCCACCTCCTGCACGATATGAGGCGCGCCGTACTTATTCACCCCCCGCGCCAGCGCATCACGCAAGCCATGTTTGCCGTGTATGGGGTGCTTCTGCGTATGCTCCCATCCTGGCTCATAAATGGGCAAATACAAAATACGTGCCGAGCGTCGGTCCTGCTGCGGGATTTGGGGCTCTTGCATCACAATCACTCCGTTCGGCCATTGATCATAAAAGAAATGAGAATCGTTGCTTTCGATCCCTTTTTTGTAATTGATTTGCCTTAATTCATCATTGGCTACATGATCCTCAACGATACATTCTGCCACCGCGTCCACGCTGTAACCATAATGCCAAATTTGGGCGCTTAAACTATTGTCCCCCGCGTAAACATGAGCCCCTAGCATTTCCTCATGCTCACCCATCCACCAATTGACCTTATCCCCGAGCCACTTCCGAAATAATCCAACCTGCGCATAGACCACGCTTGTGGGATGGCCGTTGATTTGGGCGCTCATCCGCAAGGTTTTGTAATCGTCAGTTGTGAAGAAATCAGGAATCGGGCGATTGTCGGCAAATGCCACCGCACCACATTTCATATGCTGCTCGAGGTAGACAATTGCGGGGATTATTGAGCCTTTAAAGAAAATCACATCATCATTAGCTAAGAGTATTGTCTTTGCATCGGTTGCCTGAGCGCCACGAGTAAATGCACTAATCGCCCCTAATAGAGCCCCGTCAGCTATAACCTTAATATCAGGTTGTGTAGCAAGCCAATCTATTGTCCCATCGGTGCTTCCTCCGTCAACAATAGTTATTGTGTAAGTAAGCCCTGGCAACAAATTATCACGAAAAGACTGGATCATATCCCGTAACATGGGCAATCTATTGAACGTTCCACTAACCAACCCGATAATTGCAGTCATAGCAACCGATCACTCCATTCATGAGGGTATTTATCCGACTTGGAACGATTACACTTTCGACAGGTTAAACAAAGGTTATTAGGCCAATTAGAACCGCCTTTACTTACAGGGATACGATGATCTATTTCATACTTGGTTGTCAATTTAATTCCACACCACCAACACAACCCTTTTTGAGTCTTGAACAAAAGTTGAATATCTTCGTTTGTGTATACCCCTTCCGCCGCGGTGTGTCGCTGCCGTCTACGACCTGTATACTCACGTTTTTTTGAGGGGTTTCTATTAAGCCATCGCTGATTACTTTCATTACATTTGTCACCGTTATTCTCCCGATAACGTCTTTCGATAGCTCTTTTTTCTTCAGGATGATTCTTTGCCCATTCCTTATTTTTTGCATCCCGTTTAGGTTTATTCTTTTGATAATTTTTAGCATGAGCCGCTTTAGTTTTTTCGGGATTATCCAATTCATACTGACGTGATTTTTTCTTCATGCATGTTCGGCAATTAGCAGTAAGATTACCTCTGTCAGTATAGAAGTATTCCACTGTAGCAGGAAAGAATTCGTTACAACGTGTGCATTTTTTCTGGGGTATAATCGGGGTATCCATTTTTGCAAATATCCTTGCTAATTGGCTAGAATGAGCTTAGGAATCAGCGCCTAAGCTCATTTGTATTATACCATTATTTCCCCCTATTTGCGCTTTTAAGCGGCTTTTAAGGCTATCACGAATACAGACTATGGAATCGCGCCAAAACCGATCCTGACGCGATTCTGTGGGCTTCTAGGATACGATGCTAGGTTTTGGGCTTGGCCTTATGAGAGCGCGCCGTCTTGGGTTTGGGCTCTGCCTCTTTTTTGTTTTGGCTTGCCCGTAAACCTGGGGGCAATTCTGCCATCTCCCGCATATCGATATGCTGTGATTTAATCCCTGTCTTTTTGGGCTCTGCCGCTTTTTCGGGCTCATCGCTAATTACAGTCAATAGATTCTGCCAATCCTGTGGTAATGATTCAGATGGTGGTTGTGACACGCTTTCAATATTGGCATTACCAACCATTTGTAAGGCGCGCGCAAAATCCTCGGGGCTCAACGCTTGTTTAATTGCCTCGGGCTCTGATTGGGGCTCAAGGTTATCCATGCGTGTCTGAATCTTCGTGGCCAATTTCTTAATGTGGGGTGCTACCCACTCCCCAGGGTTGACCGTGATGGCCAATCCACAATCGGACGGAGCCGCCAAATAGGGGGTGAAGTGAGCATTAGCCTGCGCCAATCCATCACGGACCGCGCGCCCCACATCAGAGCCCGTCGCAGGTCTGAAATTAACATCATTCCGCAGCGCCATAACCGAATTGCCATCATGATAGAAATCGTGGGCGGCGTCGTGGTTGGCTAATATCCCCCCGGGCGCTAATTTCTGGAGTCCCAAAGACGATAATTCGGCTACCAATGGGGTGGAGTGGTCCGCATCCTCGAATAAAAGCCCAATTGAACCATTAGGTTGCTGCCTTAACCAGTCCTGACCGTTGGCATTAATCAAGGTCACATATTTGCGGAATTCATCGGTGAGCAAATGGCCGTGATCCATTCCGCCCACATGGTTATCTACGCTGATGATTTTGCCGTAGCCATTGGCGATGACAGCAAGTGCAAAATGGGACGCGCTTGCACCCGCCCACCCGCCAATTTCCACAATGAGCTCGGGCTTCAAATGGCGCGTGAGCGCGTAAAGGATTTGCCCCTCAACGCCCCACAAACTCCCCATTGGAAATTTGCTTTGATCAGGATCGACATGAAATCCGCCCAAATCATCCTCCTGCGCATAAGCAATAAGCTCATCAGGGTCGGCGTGGATTTGCGCTGCGATATGTGTCAAGACTTCGTTTAGTTCCATCGTGTTCTTTACTCCATTACTTCAAGTTTACTTACCGATTTTTTCCCAGTCCAAATGGACAGCCCATAAATCGCTCCCCTCGGGGTTTGTCCACACGTAACCCCATGACTCAAGCAAAGTTATAATCTCATCCGCCCCATACCCGTATTGATAGGCGTTTTCCTTGCTGTATTCGGTCAGAATAAACGGGTGGAATTGTTCTATGGTCCGCTTTGCGCCCTCGAGTACAAAACGCTCCCCGCCTTCCGTGTCAATCTTGATCATGGTGGGCTCAACGTGCATCAGGTCGCAGTAGTAATCCAGCGTGTAAACAGGGACGCTGATTTGCTCACAATCTTTATGGATAGCAGGCGTCCCGTCGAGGATCGAAACCCCTTTACCCCCGTCCGCCTTAATGACATTCATCACCCCAAATCCATCATAGTTTGAGACTCCCGCACTATTCACCACCACATCAGCACTCAAATCGTTGAGCAAAACATTGGTGGAGAGGATGTGATTTGTCAGGGGGACGGGCTCAAATGCGTGTACGGTCAAATGGGGATGATGTTTGGATAGTAGGGTATAACAACCAGTGGATGCCCCCACATCAATCAATGTGGCGTTGGGGTACTTAATTAACTGCTCCCATGCCCATCGCAGGGGGAGGGGACTATAGGCGCGCAAAGGATCATAATAAAATGAGCCGCCGAGCGTGGCGGTTTTATCATCTACGTCCACATATTTATCATCAAAAAGTTGAGCATTAATCGTCATTCGATCACCTTCATATTAAAGAATGGGTGCTTATCCATCCACTCGGGCATATAGTCCAACGGATCAACTGTCTCGGGATTCCAATGCTCCGATCCTACAGGGTGACAATCGAATTGACGATTCGCCATAAAGACATCATCAAACCAATTGACATCGCGTCGCAGTTCACTTAAATGGCCGTGGATTTGCCATTTGTATTTAACAATCGCGGGGGTTGTCGCATACCCCATATGGTTTACCACGCCCTGCTCGGGGGATAACGTTTTTTCGCCCACTGGTACAAAAGGGAATGTGAGGCGCGCAGGATACGCCGGATCATGCAAAATGCACTTACGGAATGAGCGCCAATAATGAATAAAGGGGACGCGGATATAACGCGCGTTGACGGTTTCGGGATGCGTCGCCATTTGGATAAGGTTATGGATCAATCGCGTGCTGTAAATCTCATCGCTATCCACACTGATAATAGCGGTTGCGTCGGGTGCAAATCCTAAAATGCTGTTGCGCTGCTCCCCTTCCTGCGTCCAATTGCCGACACGCCAACGGAGTTTAGTCCCTGCTGATTGCCACGCGATGTCATGTAATTGGGCTTCTGTCTCAGGGCAAGGAACGGATGAGTAATGACCATGTGAAGGGTTGATAGCATAAAGTACGTGAAATTCATCCACATAATCGATAATGGAGCGTATCGCCCACCCGAAATAAGCCGCTCCATATCGAAGCGCGGTATAGCCGACGATTCTAGTCATTTAACAACCTCTTTTCCCATGGCTAACTCGGGCGCGTATTGGTCGCAAGCCTTATGCCATTCGGCCTGGCTCACGTCTTTTAATTCCCCGTCCGGTAATCGATCAATCAGGCGTTGATAAAAGCGCATCCACGCCACGAGGATGCCAATCATTTGGGGATAAGTGGGATTAATCGTCTTATCCCACATTTCACTCATCACCAAAAATAGCGCGTAATCGGTTTGTTTCCACTCCAAGAAATCGATCCCCAATAACAATTGGACGAATCCCCGCACAAGCGTCAAATGCAAGCGCATTTCGCGGAAGGGCTTATGATTAGACATGAGCCAATACCACCTTTGGAAATGAATACTGGACACAGAGCAGGTCATGGAGTGCCAGTGCGTAATCGTCTAACATCGATTGATTTTGGAGCATGGATTGAGTGAAGCGCGCAAGGTAGTTATAACTAGACATCATCATGTGCGTATAGCCGAATATGCCACGGTCTGCGACGGTTTCAGTAATCATCGGGAGCGCGTGAGCCGCAGCCAGCGCCCATCGTAATGGCGCAACCGTTTGGATCTTTTCATGCTGATGCACATGTACCATGACACGACTCTTGAGCAGAGACATTGATCGATCCACCCCCACGTCCCACCCCTCGGGACGCTCCACATTTAAACCCATTGTACGCAGTTGGTTGGTAATGACCTGCCGGCGGGGTGTCTGGTAAGCCAATAACGCCACATCATTAAGGGTTGTCAGAGGATGTTTGATTGGATCAATAAATTTACAGAGCCTGTCGTCGCTCCCCATTGGCACATATTCAAATCCTCGAGCCTTGGCAAATCCCGCGTCGGACGCCCATACACGCGCCACCCCAGGCGGGGTGTTATGCTCATCGGTGAGCATCCATTCCAATTGCCAGAGGATGATTTGAGCGCGCGCCTGCGGCCAACCTTGAACGGTTTCGCCATTGGCCGGAGTGAAAATATAGATATTGTCGCTCTGAGGATCGATTTGGGACACGGAAATAATAGGGAATCCCGCCATTTGTGCCATATTGAATAGGTCACAATAGGAGCGATAACCCCCTTTGAGATAGAAATCCGTTGCGCAAAAAATAACCTGGGGCATATCAGACACCCACATGACAAAGCGTGATGAGCGCATTATTAGCATCGATCCGATAATCGAACATCACCCCTTTATAGGTGAAGGTGATTTTGTACCCCTGAATAGGGTAATAAACCGAATTAGGACACTCGCTCACCACTTTAGCATAGGGATATATGCTCACGCTGTAATGAGCCAATTGAGCCATCGTGACGGGCTTACTCACTAGCGTGGATAAATGGCGCAGGATCATATCTATGCGTTGCGCATCGGCTTTGGTTTGGGGCGCTTGAGCATTAACAGGGGACATCAATCCAAAAATAGTGATAATAATCACGACCACAAACAAAAGCGCCAGAATCCCAAACTCAAATGTGCTGTCCTTGTCGCGTCGGTCAAACATTTTCGCTCCCCTTTACTCGAATAAATTAACGGGTTGGAATCCACTCATCCGGCCAAATCTCATCCGGTTTTACGATGGGCGCAGGGCTTGACGGGGGTTGCATGGCGAACCGTTGAGAGAACGGGGTGAGATAGTCGGGCAAAGGCTCATCCGGTGGGAATCCCTCATACACCAATGGCTCACTAGGTGCAGCAGGCGCAGGGGGTTGGACGGGTGCCGATTGAGGCGCAGGCTGTACGGGGGTGTAAACCTTATTCGATTTGTACAGCACGTTATTCTCATAGCGCTTGATCATGCCCACAATCGACTCATCAAAATGCTTGGCTACCAGTAACCCAGGGCTCTTTTCGGATTCTTCCCACTTCACCAGGAAACCCAATTGGGCTTCCGCATCAGCAATCGATTGCTTGGCTAGTTCTAGATTATCGAAAATTCCCACCACAGGGGCATTTGGCGCGTATGGCTGTACTGCGTAGCTATAGTTAGGCACGGCGCCGTTTAAATCGCTCATAATGGCTTCCCTGCTCTAAATGCCTGCGCACATTGCTCAATGCACTCGAGCACGATAATAAACTTTGCGTGACCTGCGTTGGGATATTCTTGGATATGTTCCCATCGCGGGAGGCTTAAATCTAATGCGGCGTCCAAATCATCGCTTTTAATTTTGGCGATGCTCATTTCCCAAAAATCGCCACGCCCTTTGAAGTAAAACGGATACCCATCAATCCACCCGTCAGCCTGTACAGGTTGGAGTCCTGCCAACCAATCCACCCGAATATTGTCATCTTTGAGCGCGTCCATTTTTCCGCGCTCCTGCTCGGTATAAAAATCCATATCATTCGCTCCAATCATCTCAAATCCTTTTTAACTCGAGGGAATGTTATAGCGCCACTGTGCCCACCCGTGAAGGATGAGCGCCAATCCTGCGATGGAGAGCGCATCCAAAACCACGCCCTCCCCTGCTACTCGGAAGATGAGCGCCAGCCACGGGCTCATACAAATGATGCACGTCGTCAATCCCCCCAGGGGGAGGTGAGCGCGTATCCATGCAAAGATCCCGAACGGACCATGCGTATTCGTGATGGCATACGCCAGATACCACGTCGCCAGCGCCCACCGGACAAACAAAAAGACACTCATGTGAGCCCTGAATCCTTGAGGACGCGCTCCCGCTTGGGTGCTAATTCGCGCATATCCTGAACCATGCGAAAAAGATGAGGCGCTGCGGCCACGTCTTTTGGATCGATGGAAACCTTTGTCCCATTTCCGCCAATATACATACGTCCGGATGACTGGCCATTCTCACTCCGCATCCCCATCCATAAAGTCTCTGCGATGACATCCCCTGGGAGTATCGCGCCTAACGGGTGTTGTACTTGAGCACCTTCCGCGCCACAGCAAGCCATGATATTGATCAATCCTCCATTTTTTCTAACCGTCTCTGACATAATCAATTGATAATCGGGATGTGCATGGAAGTCCCTCGAGCGTTGGCCGCTGTCCTCGGGGCGCACCACTAAAGGCTCATCCAAATGAATCCCACAAATCCGATAGGCATAGGACCGCATATAGAAATCGGCATCCTCATGCCCTGGCATCGTCTCATCAAATCCCCCGAGCGCATTAAATATGGCCGTAGGGTAGAGCGTTGTCACGATATGATGGCTGTTACTTGACCACGCGCAGGCGCGCGGCTTATGCACATAATCCCCTTCATACCAGCTTGTATAAACGTAGCGTCCTTCCTGATAAGCCCCTAAGCAGGCTTCCACAAATCGGGGATGCAAGACATCATCGGCATCCAGAAAAACGACAAACGGCGTTTTAGCCATTTTAGCGCGATTCCGATACACCGCAGGGGATTGCAGGCATAAGTCGCTTAAAACCTCGCAATTGACCGTTTGACGCAATCCAGACACAATCGCGCGCTGTACCAAATGTTTATGGTAGGGCGCATAGGGGATATAGATAGTGGCGATGGGCGCGCGCGTGTGTGGATTTTGTTTGGCCATTATTTTGAGGTTTTATTAAACGGTTCTTGATCGATAGGGAGAATAAACTCCACATTACCAAATATCTCGAGCGGTGGAGGGGTTGGTATATACTCGCCCGTCATGGATGAGAATTTGGTAGAGCCGCCCGTAGTGTACTGCTCCCTATTCTCAACGACATTGAGTAATAAAAGCTCGGGTTTAATTCGGTTTTGGTCATTGATAATGTCCTCAATTACCCATCGCTCCAAATCCAATTCAATTTCCCAATGGCCATTTTTACGGGTGATGATTGCGTGTGAATACATGACTGATACTCCCTTACTAACTTGGTTTTAGGATTCGCTGTACTTGGTTTCGGCGTGGCGGATGGCATCCAAAATAGGCTTACGGAAGGAATCTCCCTTCACCGTGAGCTCAAGAAAAATGGCGCGTCTGTCGTCAGGGTCGGGGAATCGCGCAATTAATTTCATCTGCTCGAGCTTGTCCAAGGTTGGGGTAAAACTGGTTGGCGGGACGCCCACTTGCTTGGCCACTTCCGTGGCGTGGAGCTTGCCATTAAACAGCGCTGCGAGAACGTAAATTTGCTTGGTGCTTAATCGGCTTAGAGGGGTGTTTTCGAGGTCGGTTTGCAGGCTCACTTCAATGTCCCGAATTAGCAGACAAGCCTTGAGCCAAGTGCTATCCATAATATATCGCTCCACAATTGATTGAATACGTTAATATGGATAATAACGCTGTTTGGATAATCCCGCAATAGGTAACGGATGATTACCAACCGCGAGTAGCAATCCAGTCATGAAGTTCTAAATCGTGCTTAGATAGGTTGCAATCGGCACACGTTAATGCAAGATTATCAATGTCGTTTGTACCCCCTTTTGTAACGGGTTTAATATGGTCAACATGAATATCATTCGGGATGCTCCAAAACAATGTTATGCCACAATAAGCACATCGATGCTCTTGATCCTCATACATTGCCATTAAATCAGAACGTTCAAAATTGCCCATTTTAACTCTCCTTTTCATAGCATCTACTCGAAAACGGAGCCGCGCAATCTCAGGATGATTTTCACGGTAACGTTTTGATCGTTGATTGCGTGATTCGGGGTGGCGCTTCTGACTTTCACTTTTATTCTTTTTAGTTTGTTCGGGATGTGATTTACGGTATTCTCTCTTGTATTGCAAGATATGCTCAAGATTATCGTCGTGATATTTTTTACGGGCTTCCGGTTTGGCGTAATATCGTGCCTTACTTGTTGCTTTATTTTTCTCTCGATTTCTATCTAAATATTCTAAATCTTGTTTCTTGAGGCACTCGCGACAAGCATGAGTAAGCCCATGCTTTTCGCGCTTACTCACTCGAAAATAATCTTTAGTTAGTGGATAAAATAGTTTGCAACGGGGGCATTGTTTCTGAGGTATACTATCGTTCATGGTGTGGCTCCGTTTTAGTCATACTGCCGTTGGGAATGGGAGTTCCGCGAACGGTATTTTTTACACCTTAATTATAACATAAAAAGAGCCTACGCGATGTAGGCTCTTTTGCTTCAATTGAGAGAAAAACTATGACGCTTTGTACGTACCGTCCCAGCGAGTGGCACCGCCGTTTGTGTAAAAAGCGGTGTCGCTCGGGTAAGCGCTACGGAACGGAGCCGCAAAGCTGTATTGAATGGTATCGATACGCGCGGCCAGGAACGGGATGTCCTGAATTAAGCGCGCCTTACCAGCTAACAGCAGTTCCATACAATAGGCGGTGCGCTGCTTGGTAGCGAGCCACATACCGTTATTGATGGGCATAAATTCATTCGGTCCGACAAAGTTTGCAAACTCCATCGCCTGCGCATTATCCATCGGCTTGTATTGGAGGTTGAGTGTGCTCATACCCATCCAATCCACCGGGAGGATGAACATTTCGCGCGCGGTGAATACGTTTCCACCCGCCTTGGTTTCGGGGATGCCATCGCTAAAGATCACCTGAATAGGCTTGCCATCCACCAGCAGGAAGCGATTATTCCACATATTCAATTGCAGTTCACGGACCGCAGTTGCGTCCTGCCATGAGGGGTTGCCGACATTACCCGCGCAAAGGGATGTCCAATACTGGCACGAGTAGACATAGGTGAGCGCGCGGAACATCCGCATCGGCATGACCATTACCCACCGGACGCCATTCAAACCCACGCGCTCGGCAATATCTTGCAAACCAAACATCGTATCAACGATGACCTGTGGGAAGGTGCGGCCACTGACCGTCGCCTCAATGCCCGTCCCCCAGGTGATGACCTGTGAGTCGGCTGCGGGGCAAAGTGCCTGCGTATTCATATCGCGTCGGCCAGTGGTAATCTGACGCTCGAGCCCCTGGAATTCGTTGATGAAACCGCGTTGGGTGCTTGTGTTGGCCGTGGTTTCGTTCCCTTGCACAATCACGGTTTCCAACGCGCGCTCCATCACCACGCCCAGGGTAAAAAGCTCGGCGGAGAGCAAAGACGCGCTGCGGTCCTGCAAATCCAAACGCGACATAATGTCAGGGATTAACGGGTTGGGGTTTTGATCCAAATTGAGTACACGCTTTTCGGTGTCTGCGTAATCGACATATTCACCCGATTCCGCGATGTTCACCAATTGCGATTTCCAATACTGACGCCCCCAAATATAGTTCTGGACGCATCGTTTCAATTGGCCACCCGTGGGCGCGGTGCCGCAAAATCCGGTGGGATTCGTGCCGCTGCCATCGGTAACGCCCGTCATGATACCGATCTTTTCATTGGCGTTGAGCGATGGGCGCAGGCCAATGATGGAGGTTAAAGAACGGGGACGCTGAAAGGCGCTGAACATATCCGGACGGATGCCGGGGATGGAGAGAACGCCATAATCACCCGAGCCATCGGCATACGGACCGTAAGGCGGGTTATTCGTGGCGGTTGTGCCACTGGCGTTATGCTTGAGCACGTTCATAATAATGCCCGTGATTTCGGTCAGTTCCTTGGCGCTGTATTTGGGATCAGCGCTTGAGAGAATCGGTAATGCCATAATTGTTTTTGCCTCTTATTGGACTAAAGTGCGCTGATTATTCTTTGACACGAACGCCAAAAAACTTGGCTTGAGCGTCCTGCGTGGGCAGGTTGTCTTTTAACTTATCTTTTTCCACATCGCTTACGAGTGTGGCTTGATCCTGTGAAGCACGACGCGCAGGCGCATTGATCACGACCAAGAGTTGATCCAATGCTTTTTGCCACTCCTGGGTTTCGGCTTCGTGCTTCTGCTCGAGCGCCGCATTCTTTTCCTCGAGCGATTTGATAGCCTTGGCTTGGGCTGTGACGATGCTCATGAAATCATCCATCGACTTAACCAAATCAGTGTAAACAACGCTGAGCGCCTTATTTACATCTTCGGTTTGGGCTGCTGTGGGGGTTGCTGGCGTGGCGTCGGTGCTGGCATGATCTTTGTAAGCGATACGAAGATCCTCAAGCGCCTTACCCCGCTGCACGTCGTTTGTCACCAATTCCTCAACCTTATCTTTGCCCACTACCATTTCGAGATAGCGGCGTTTTTCCGCGGACATATCTTTTTGCATTGCTAATAGCTCCTCAAAACTTGTGTATGGATTTGCCGCCGCATAAGGGGGCAAAGTTGTTACCTCAATCGTGTTGTAATCGTCATAATGCTTACCGTCAAATGCCCACTCGGGCGCGGTAAACCCATGGCTCATCTTAATTTTGCCGCTGTTTTTGCGGTAAAAGTCGATTGCTTTTTCGGCTGTCGGGGTATCGTAGAAATGCCCTAGCGCATGGACAAAATGCCCCGAGCGCCAAACCACATCAGCCACCCCATGCTCAGTCCCCGGGGTATGCCACGCTTGCAAAACGGGCATGGGTACAAGCCCCATATCCAGGCGCTCAATGTACTGGTCGTGGGCTTTTTCGGTGAGAATTTCGCCTTCCAAATCCTCAAAGTTATTCGTATGGATGCTGTGCCAATGCCACGTCCCATCCACGCCCTTAAAAACACTAAAGGCGTCGTCTCTTGTACCAGTGGGCGAAATAAATTCTCGGATGCGCTGGAGGATGGGTTTCGCTTTGGGCTTTTCTTTGCCCATATCCATCATAGAGGCTTCACTCACTGCCGGAGTCGGCACCGCATCATAAATAGCGTTGGTGATATTCGTCCCCGTTTCGGTCAGGGCTTCCGCGATGGCTTCCGCCAGCACTTCGGTGGGCTCGGGGGGAGGGGGTGGGGTTGCTTCCCATCGGTCACAATAACCCGTGGCGATGATGGGTTCTGGCTCATCTTCAACTATATAACAATCACCGTACGCCATAAACCAACGGCAACTCCCGCAAGCCTTTCCCTTAGCAATAGACGGAGACACTGCCACGTAATTAACTTCTGTCTGTTGCAATTCACCCGTAAACGCTTTGTCAGTTTGCATATAGTCCTTAAACCAGTCTGCCTATCCATTCCCAAGGCATTTTATTATTTTTAGTTAAGTTGCAATGTGGGCAACTTATCACGATATTATCAGGGTTGTGAGTTCCGCCTCTTGTTAGTGGTATGCGATGATCGATATGATACTTTTCTAATTCGCAACCACACCACCAACATAATCCCTTTTGAGTTTTTAATTGCAAAGCTATATCTTCATTCGTATAACTACCTGCTGCCTTGCTTCGTATCGCTCTGCTCTTTGCGCTCTTGGCTTTTACTTTAAGTGGGTTCTTTTCTCTCCACTCTTTGCCATACTCACGCATAATTTGGGTTCTGGATTCTCGGCGCTTATCCCTGCTTCTATTATCTATCTCGCGTTTAAGTTCCCTATGACTTTCACGATATTTCTTATCATATACCGCGCATTTTTCGTGATGTCTTTTGTTGTAATCTTTGCTCACTTTTGATCTGCACTTCTTACAACTGGGATAGAACCCGCAAGTGTAACGCTTATCTACTGAATAAAACTCTTTCGTCGCTTCTTTCTCTATTCCGCATTTGGTACATCTCTTTAGTGGTACACTATCATTCATGGTGTGACTCCGTTTTAGTCATACTGCCTTCAGATGCTGTAACATCGTGGAAGGCACTTTTT